TCTAGCGAAAAATCCGCGCCGGTTTCTAAATGCGTCGCATCGTGCCACGCGCGAAACGCGACGTTGACGCTTGCGCGTCCGTATATCGTCGTTTCGCTGTTAGCGTCCGTTACGATCATTCGCCCCGTTCTGGCGACGTGCGCGCGCAAGCCTTCAATCGTTTCCGGCGCATCGCGGGAAACGTCAAAGCCTTGCGGGAACATTGCGCGCGTGATTTCCAGAATGACGCGATTTAGTTCTGTGTCTAGCGCTTGCACGTTCAAAGCCCCGCGCCTATGTCATGCGGCGCGACGCTCGCGGCGAAAGCGGCGATTGCGGCTTGCTCTAGCGTTGTGACTTTGCCGCATGTCGCGCCTAGATACTTTGTGCAATGGCGCGACGTGGTATTGCTGAAACGCTCGCGCGTGCGAAAGTAGCCTAAGCCGGGAATAAATCCCGCGACTGGCGTTTGGTAGCTGTAGGCGATTTCCGAACCATCGGCGAAAGCGCAAACGGTTAGATTGTTTGACAGTGTACGAATATCCATAGCGGCTTGTCCTTTCGGGTTAGCAGGTTATGCAAAGCGAGGCTTGCGACGCGGGGCGCGAAGGAATGAGCTTAGGGCGCATCGCGGCGCTAGTCACATGGGAACGCGGGTAAAAGCTTGCCGGGACTAAATTTATTTTTCCGCCCCATAGTGTCGCGCGAACTATCGCGAGCAATTCGACGGGGCGCGGCGTGTTCTGAGATTGCATAGCGGCGTTTCCTTCCGTGTACGGACTAGCGCGAAAGCGCGTTAGAGACTTGCGCGAGCGTTGCCGCTACCGCGTGCAATTCCGGCAAGATGAAATAGGCAAACACAGTTCCGGCAATCGCCAGAAGCGCAAGGCGCGCGACAAGGTGACAAATGAAAGGCGACAATTCGCGGGGCTGTTTCCATTGCTTCTCAGTGTAGCGCGGGGCTTTCATGTAGCGGTTAGTCATGGGCTTGTTTCCTTCTGTGAACGTGCAAAATTCTAGGCGCCTATAAAGAGCGTCGCAAGCGGAAACCGGAAAGCGGTAAACAAAAGGCTAACAGCTTGCCGCGCTTTTTGTTCCCGGCTTGCGCCCTGGTAGCAAGGGGCGCGAGCGTCGCCCGCGCGCTTGGTATTCGCGGCGCGAACATTGCACCTAGCAAGTTCTGTGCCAATGTCGTTAGGCTTAGCATGGTGAACGCGCGTTAATTGCATTGTGGTTAACCACGAGTTAATTTCTCGCGGCGCGCGCAAGGCTTCGTTAGGGTTAATGCCTGTTAGTCTTTACACGGATTAACTTCGATGTGGTGTCCGCGCATTAACCATGAAGAGGTTAACGTCCCGCTCTGGCACATCGAATGGTTGCCCGGCGTTTACCATGAACTGGTTAATTCCCGATTTGAACCACGTCATGGTGAAGATCGGTTCACCCTGACGTGGTTAACGACTCGATTTGGTACACAAGTTGACGAGAATTAACCATGAAGGTGTTTCGTTTCGGCACAAAGTTGTGCCAGAATGGGACGGGGCCGAACCGGGTTTGGTTAACACGGGGGGTGGGTGCTACCACCACTTCCGAAGCCCACCAACTTTCTGACTAGGAGATATGGCCCTAGCTGTCAAATTTGGTTTTCGCCCGGCGCGTCCCCAGAGATTGCTTGACACCGAAGGCCATTCGCGCTAGAGTTCGCGGAAGATGACCGCAGATTCCATTCGTAACCCCGAGAAGAAACTCGCTTATCGCCAGCGCAAGAATCGGCGCAGGGACGAAGCGCGCTATCGCGATCCCGAGAAGCGCCGTGCATGGCAGTCGCGACACAATCTCGCGCGCAAGCGCGCCTCCGTGGCCTTCGTCTGGGAATGGAAACGCACGCACCCGTGCGTGGACTGTGGCGAGGCCGATCCCGTGGTCCTCGACTTCGACCATCGTGACCGTAAAACCAAATTCAAGACCCTGAACATCATGTCGCATCGTGGTGCCAGCATCGAGACGATCAAAACCGAGATCGCGAAGTGCGACATCCGCTGTGCGAACTGTCATCGGCGTAAAACCTTCATTGAAAACCTGCTGTAGCCGGTAGACCCCGGCATCCGAAAATGCTTTCGCGCCTTCAACGAATGTTGAAAATTGGTTTTTCGGTGAAAACGGATTCCGAAATTTCGGATCGAGCCCTCAACTCGCCAGGGACGACGAGTTCGCACCCAATAGCGCGCCCGATCATACCCGAATGACGACTTTTCGGCTCGTAAGGCCCGTGTCCGGCGTCTTTTCCCCGCTTAAGGCATCGAAATTCACGGACGGCGGCCATCCTCACGAAAATTCGCGCGCTGTCATCGACTTTCACGGCGCCCGGTGCTTTCAAGAGCACCTTAAGGGCGATAATGTGCCTTTAAGAGCACGCGGATGTTGCCTGAGACCATCACAAAGCCGGTTGCCGATGGCTATACGCAACATTGCGGGGCTACGCGCAACATCCCCCGGCCAATGTTGCGCGTATCGACCGATTTCGCTTGACTCGGGACCGAAAATCTGCGAACATCGGATCATGGGCGAGATCACCGTGGTTCTTGGCGGTTGGCGGCTCCGAGAATCCATGCGGGGCCGTCGCCATGTGACTCCTCGACGCGATCTCCGGGTACACGATGCCGAGAACTGTTGGTGCCAGCCTGAAGATGATGGATACCTGATCGTTCACAACAGTGCGGACGGTCGGGAGGACTACGAAAGCGGAAAGAGGAAGCGACACTGATGGCAAAAGTATTCAACGGCGACGCCGCCGAGCGCGCCCTCATCGACAAGAGCGGAATCACGTCGGCCCAACTCCACGATAAGGTCGTCGCGCTCGGCGAGGCCGCGCAGGAGATCGCCGACAACGATGTCAGTGTCATGCTGAACCTGTACACGCACGGGCTTTGCTCGATCATCACCACGCTCGAACAGACCGGCGAGGTCAACATCCTCAACACGGTGCTGTCCACTCTCAAGTCAGGGGTCGGCAATATCCGCGATCACAACAAGAAGGCGTCGAACTGATGTCTACGGCCAATCGCTTCGCGGCGACCAACACCGAAATGCGCGAGGCCGTGGTCGCTGGTGTCCGCTCGGGCAAGGTCGAAGTCTTCTGGAGTTACGGCGCCCGCATGTTCGTGATGGACTGTTTCATGCCCGGCGGCACCGAGGGCTGCATGGACGCCGATGTCCTTGAGCCATATCTGTGGGCCAAATACTTTCGGCTGCACGGCGATGACGACTGTGGTTTCGAGTTCGGGGCCACAGCATAAATCTTGGAGGAGACGAACATGCGTAAACTCATGGGACTGATTTTCACGGCGCTGATGCTGACGACGGCAACATCTGCATTCTCGCGCGACGGCTACGAGGGGCGGCCTTCGGTCTGCGCCCAGTCATCCCCCGCGAGTGTCGAGCGCTGCCAACAGTGGATCAGCACGGTGCTGCGCCCCGACACGCGGACCTCATGCTGCGGTGACGGCGACTCTTTCATCGCCGATGACTTTGAACTCGGCCCGCATGGCGAACTCTATGCGATCATCAGCGTCGATTACCCGGACGTGACCGCGCCCGAGTCGGATGATGGGACTCCGAGCGTCACGGTCAGGATCACTCGGGGCACAAAGATTCTGGTGCCCGCCGACAAGCAGAATCACGCCCCGGAAGATGCCAACAGGTCCGGCCACGGCGTCATCTTCCTGCTGCCTGGGACCAAATCGGTGCTGTGCTACTTCGCGCCGCCGCTGATTTGATGGAGGCTCCATGAGCGGTCGTATCTGGGTTTTGTCGTGAGAAAGAACGCCTCGAAATTCAGAGTGATGAGTAGGTCGGGAAAAATCTACTACGATTATGATCGTGAGACCCGCAAGCGCTGCAAATTTGTGATGCTGAAGAAAACAAGTGCCTCGGGTAAAGTCTACTACACGTATCCTAGGACTAAGAAATTTCGGAAACAGGTACTGGCCCGTTCAAAACGCTGGAAAGAAAGAAATGCAGAGCACGTAAAGACCGTGAATCGAGAGCGACATTTGACGAGGCTCGAAAAATTGGCTGGTAGGCCCCGACCAGCCGCGTGTGAATGCTGCGGCGGTCCCCCAAACAGTAAGAGGTCAAAAAGATTGGAATACGACCACGATCATGTAACGGGCAAATTTCGTGGATGGCTGTGCGGTAACTGCAATAGAGCTTTGGGCCAAGCAAAAGAAAGTATCAGTCATCTGGAAAAGCTCATTGTGTATTTGAGGAGACATCAGTCATGAGTCGTATATGGGTAAATGCGGATTGCCACTTCGGGCACCCGAACATTCTCAACTTCAAGCGAGATGACGGTAGCCTCATTCGTGGCGCTGTCTTCCAGAACTCGCACGAGCACAACGCTGTGGTCCGCCCCGAGGATCATGTCTACTTCCTTGGCGATGTCGCCATCAACCGCCGGTTCCTGCCTCTCGTCACTCGGATGATGGGACACAAGCGGCTGGTGCGCGGCAACCACGACATCGCCAAGACCAAAGAGTATCTCGACAACGGCTTCGACGAAATCTATGGCGTCCGCGTGTTTCGGGCGCAGGACCAACAGGGCAAGACCGGGTTCTTCCTCACTCACATTCCGATTCACCCTCGGAGCCTGCCCGCGTGGGCGCGAAATGTCCACGGCCATCTGCACGCGAACATCGTCAAAGCCGGGCGCCGAGCCCGCTATGGCCGAGGGGCCGCAGTCAAGATCGCAATCTCGTTGCCGGAGGATGTGTGATGTTCGATCCGCATAGTTGGATTACCGCTCTTGGAATCTCCGTCGCCGTGCTCGCGATCATCTTCGGGATCGCGGCCTGGGCCGTGAGCCGCACGAATCCGCTGGACAAGCTCTGATGAAAGAGATCGTCTTCGTAAGCCAGTCGCCAACCTCCGATCTCACTGTGAAGTGGAACAAGGACGGCACTGTGATGTTGACGTTGGCGTCGTCGCTTTCGACTGGGGCGACCGCCGAGAATCCGAAGCCCGTCGCCGCCGTCGAACTTGATTGGCCGACCTTGGCGGCGCTGAGACATTCCATCAATGTCGCCGAGGAGGCGGCTCTGGCAGAGGAACGTGAACGGGACGAGCTTCATAAGCTCGCCGGTCACATCGAAGGACAATTGGGGAGCATGGCATGAGCGAAGATGTTGCCGCCGAAGTCGCCGAGAAGAAGTACCACGTCATTGAACTGAATCTTCCGGCGGGACCGGGTGACGAAGTTCCGATCCCCGGCAAACCTCCCGTCGTAATCGACGGCCATCCCTTCGAGTTCGTGTCGTCGATCTCGCTTGGCTGCGACTGCGAGAGGCTGACCGAGGTCAAGGTTACGTTCCTCGCCGAAGTTCACGGCCAAGCGCATGTGCGTCAGACGCAGGAGTATCCGGCGCCCGACATCTACCGAGAGGTCGCGCAGTCTTTGCAGGCTGATGCCGCTATCGACCAGGGCCTCGGAGCCGTGCTTCAGCGCGCGCTCGACCGCGAGGCTTCGCGCCGCCCGCGCCGGGCCAAGGCCGTTGCCGACTTCACGCAGTCGTTTGACGCCCGCGATTGGGCTCGGGCCTTCATCGAGTTGGTCCGGCGCAATCCCGAGATTGCCTTCGACGAAGGCACGATGATCGGCTGGTTTGCGAATGCGATCATGCGCGGATACGACACCGGGTATTCCAAGGCCGATGCCGACATCACGTCGTCCGCCGACGATGAAGACCCGATGGCAATCAATCGGGATATTCCCGAGGGCATTCGCAGGCAGTTTGGCGTGGACATCGAGTCGCTGGCCGGTCATGTGGCCGCCGTTCACCCCGCCGATCCCTGGCCGACGCGGACGACGCCGCGCGGTGAGGGCGTGCGCCCGCCGACACACGCGGTTCATGTCCTCGTGAAGCATCCGCGTATGATTCCGCTCTACGATCCGGTCACGCAGCCGTTGGATTACACCCGGCTCTACGAGGAAATTCCTCCGCATCTCAACAAGCCGGACGCCGAACTCTGCGAGAGCGACATCAACCAGCGTGGCGCCTGCGCGCACGAACTCGAACTGATGGCCGCCCGTAAGAGTGAGGGTCTGGAATTGGCGTCCGATAATGTCCCCTTCGACAAGGACGGCCCCGCTATCGTCTACAATCGTGAAAGCGTTGACGATGCCCGCCGCCGTGCCTCTAATCTCGAACCGGACAACGGCTGCTAATGGCGACCGAAGCGAGGCGTAATGGCGGGCGCAATGAACCGCTGGTCGATGACAATTGGCGCGGCGGCAAGAAACACCCCAAGCGCAAGCCTTTCGGTTTGCGCGTTACCTACGAATACACCTATTCGCTCTACGGTGGCGGTCAGAAGCGCCGGAAGTATACGTGGACGCAGTGGTATGCGACTCAACGCGCACGCGATGATGCGGAAAAAGCGTTTCTTGCCGGTCGCGGCGGCTTCGCGCTTGCCTCGCGGACGTGTGAGAAGGTCGAAAAGTAGTCTTTGCACGAATGAATACTGTCAGTACACGGATGGAGAATGCGGCGGGGGCGCCTTCAGTGCTGCTCGATGCGCTCATTAGGGCTGCTTTGATCCCGAGGCTCCGGGCCAAATACCAGAGTGAGAATCCTCGCATCGTCGATGAGATGGTTGTCTGGGGAGGAACCGTTAGAGTGGACGTGGCCGTAGTCGGTGACCAACTGCGCGGGTACGAGATCAAGAGCGACGCTGACACCGTGAGGCGGCTCCCTAACCAAGTGAAATACTACAGCGAAGCTTTTGACGAGATGACGCTGGTCGTCGGCGAGAAGCTTCAGCACAAGGCTGTGGCCCTGATTCCTGAATGGTGGGCCGTCACCGTGGTCAGCTACGATGCCGGTGCTGCGAGCTTTCACGATCTGAGGCCGGGCGCCGCCAATCCCGTGTTGAAGCCGTTGATGCTCGCCCGATACCTCTGGAAAGCCGAGTCCCTTTCGATCCTCGAAAAGCACGGGCTCGCAAAAGGCTTTAGATCGGCGAGATCGTATCTCCTCCAAAAGCGGGTGGCTTCGGAGTTGCCGGTCGATCTCCTGCGACAAGAGCTTTTGATCTGCCTGAAGGCTCGCGACCCGGACTGGCATCGGGCCAAACATTCCGCTTGACAATTACGGCGACATTGTGCTAGGGTCCGCGATCATGCCCAAGTCGGATTTGTCGGTCGAAGAAAAACGTGAGCGCAATATCGCCAAGTGTTCTCGCTGGCGCAAGAGCAATCCAGAAAAACAACGTGGGTATGAAGCTACTTGGAATAAGGCTAACCCTGAACGACGCAGAGCCATAGCGGCCCGTGCTGGCAGAAAAGTTCGTCAACACAACTACGATTTTGTTTGGGAGTGGAAGAGTACCCATCCCTGTGTTGACTGCGGAGAGCCCGACCCAGTTGTTTTGGACTTCGCCCATCGAGATCGGAAGACCAAGATCGACAACATCAGCGACATGGTACGCAAAGGCGTGTCTTTGGCTAAGATAAAAGACGAAATTTCAAAATGCGATTGTCGTTGTGCTAATTGCCACCGTCGAAGGACATTTGTTGAGCGGATGTTTTAGTTTGACAATTGAGGCGTCATTGTGCTATGTTCTCATTTATGCCAAGAGATTGGCCTGACCAGAACCAGGAGAAAACCACATGAGCTTGTTGCTCAAGATTATGTCGTGCGAAGACGCGCCCGACGAAGATTCGCGCAAAACCTTTTGCCTCTACACCGACATCACATCCTGCCACTTCAGGCGTCATCCCGATGGCAGCGCCGAGGCCCACGTCTGGTGCCGCGAGCCGATCAAGACCGCGATGGTGCCCGGCTTCGTCGAGATCGAGAAGCACATCATTCTCACCGGCAATGCCTACCTCATGAACGAGAACGGCAAGACTGTTTCTTCGTTTGGCGTCGCCCGCTATGAAGACGGTAGACACACGGGTCCGCTTGGTCGCGATGCTCCGAAGGGAAATCTCATTCTCATCGGACCCGACCGTGAGCGCGTCATTGAGGCTCTCGATTCGCTCGGGCTTGCGCTCGTCAACCATAGTCATCAGTGGAGCATGGACGAGAGGCGTCAGTACGAGGGCGCGATCTCTCTGCTCGATGCCGACAAGAATAGGCGTCATCCCACGATTCGAGGGGCTCATACCCAGGCGACCATTGAACACGGCATGAATTTGGCAACACCAGATGCGAAATCGACTACCGAAGCAGCGGCGTCGCGCCGGTCGCGCGTTGTCGAGCGGAACAGGGGGAAGTAGCTCACGGGAGTGATGCCCAATCAGCCTGAAGACTACAGTCGTTCAGAAACCAACCGCCGCAAGGAGGCAAAGTCATGAACCAAGTAGCCCTCATCGTTCTGCTCGTTGGGCTTACTAACGGAGCACATGCACAGCAGGTAGCTGCTGCGAAGGCGAGCCTTGATTACGCCGAGCAACAGTGCCTTGCCGATGCCATGTACTACGAAGCGCGTGGAGAAGGCGAACGCGGCCAGCGTGCCGTCGCCGAAGTCGTGATCGCGAGGACGAAGCAATCGTATCGCCCTCACACGGTCTGCGGTGTCGTCTTTGAGCCTTATCAATTCAGCTTTACATTCGATGGCTCGATGAAGCGGAAACTCGACAACGAAGCGTGGGCCGATTCAATGGACCTCGCCGAGAGCATCATGTCGGGAAATCCGCGAAAAACGCGGAGTATCACGAACGGTGCAACGTACTTTGCGCGCTACGACGTGAAGGCGCCGTGGATCGTCAACATGAACGTGACTGTTCAGATCGGCGATCATGTGTTCTACCGGCTCAAGCCGAAGGCCGAGAGAATTAGCTTGACGCGCGTGGCGTCGGACTGATAAGGTTTCGGCAGACGATATGGCGGAAGGGTTTACGCGGGGAACTGCAAATTCTCTTATCCGGGTTCGAGTCCCGGTATCGTCTCCAATTTTCTGCTTGACATCGGCCCCCTTCTTGTGGCAGGATGTGATCCTAGTGATAGCTCAGCAGTAGAGTATCGGTTTTGGAAACCGAGGGCCGGGAGGGCAGCACTCCCTCACTAGACCAGATTCGGTGATGGAGTTTGTCATGGCAAGTCTCGGAAAGTTCAAGGTCAAGACGAATGACACAAAAGGACCGACCCCGCCTCTGCCGGGTCAGCCACCGAAGGGTCATGGCCCAAAGGGAGCGCCCGTAGGGGTCGGCTCCATGAAGAAGTTGGACGACAAAGCCTACTGCTAAGTCGCCCCCGGTTTTCTCCTGATAAATTTCGTTCCTGAATAACTGGCGGTGATATTTTGCCATGTTTGATAAGGAGAAGTACGACCGAAACCGGGATAAAGCAAAACGTCGTGCCCAAAATAAAGTCTATTGGGATCGGCACGGTGAAGTTGCGAAACATAAAAATAGAAATGCGACAAAATTACGCCAAGAGACTTTGGGTTTTGTGTATACTGGTAGACCTGGAAGGCCATCTAAGTTCAAAGATGGCAAGACTACATTAGAGCGGCGTAAAGAGATTCGGGACTACGCATGGAGGTATAAAGAAAGCCATCCGTGCGTAGATTGCGGCGAGAAGAATCCGATAGTTTTGGAGTTCGATCACAGGGACAGGAAAACAAAACTTTTTCATATAGGGGCCGGAAATACTAAGAATCGCGCCATTGAAGAAGTGAAGGATGAAATTGAAAAATGCGATGTACGTTGCGCTAATTGCCATCGCATCAAGACGTGGATTGAGAATTTACTCTGAATGCCGTTTGGCATCAGGCTATTACGACCCCAGGTCGGACGTGAGGACCAGCGAAGTCTTCATCCTTCCTGAATTACACTGGCCGCCATAGGCGGCGTTAGCTGTCGCGTCCGGGTAATGACCGGGCGGCTCGCGGAGAGCGCAGATACCAGAACTGTCGGCGGCATCTTGTTCGTTGTGGCGTGGCGTGGTGATGGGCGGTCGGGGATAACAGATGAGCCCCGACCGCCCGGAATGTGGGTAGGCCAGCGTTAATGGCCCGGTGTCATTGCTCGATAGCCGGTGGCGCCCACAACGAAATGTTTTGGCGAAGCAAAGAGAGGACTAGCATCATGTCGAAGAAAATTCCTGCGGCGCTGAAGGCGCATCAGTTCAAGAAAGGGACGAAAGCCCCGAAGGCAAAGGCCAAAGGCAAGGGAAAAGCCAAAGGCAAGTAAAGAGGGCGGCGCAGCGTTTGGGTCAACATAGCCTTAAGACCGCAAAGCGCCTATCAATGGTCGGGTTCGCGCCGACCGCTCTCGCCGAGTCTGGTCGTAGCTCAGTCTGGTTAGAGCGTCGGATTGTGAATCCGAAGGGCGTTGGTTCAAATCCAACCGCCAGGACCATTTAGTCGGATAGCATCGCATTCCGTCCGGCACAAGGATCGCCTCTCCATCGGTGATCCTTAGTTGCGGCGGCTGCGGTCGCCGCGCCTTATACGTCCCAGAACCGGCTCTGCCCCGGTATCCGGCTGGGGCCACTTCTGTGCCGTGGATGCCTGTTCGCGACAGGGCTCGGGCAATGCGAAAGCATCCCCTCTACGGACTGGCGAGGAAACCGGGACAACCGAAAGGCTCTCCCGGTTTCTGCTTTTCTGCTGTACAGCAAATAATGCCGCTGGACATCGGCCCCAGATTGTGGCACTATTCACGGATGAGAAAATATACGGATGCCCAACGTGAGGCTTCTCGCCTTAGAGGAGAAGGATGGAGAAAGCGTAATCCTGATAAAGACTACGAATGTAAGAGGGCTTGGCTTAAGGCCAATCCTGTAAAACGAAAAGCAATGCAGAAAAAGGCCGATGCGAAGCGCGGCCCTGTGCCTCCTGAAGTAACCCGGAAAAGGAATCGTTACTACAAATACGGGGTTAGCCCAGAGGATGTGGCTTTTATGATCGCGAGGCAGAAAGGAACATGCGCTATCTGTCCAATGCTTTTGTCTGAGAAAACGGCCCATGTAGACCACGACCATAAAACTGGGAAAGTCCGAGGGCTCCTGTGCCGAAAATGCAACCTGGGACTGGGGCATTTTGAGGACAATCCATCATTTCTGGTTTCCGCCGTGTCGTACCTTCAAAGAGTGGTGGACAGGTAGATTGAAACGGTGCTATAATGCGGTCTTGATTCAAAAGGATACGTTTCATGATGCTCCATCTGGTTATCACCGTGGCGATGTTCCTGAACGGCGCAGGAATTTCCCAGGACACGGACGCCCAACTGATGCAGACGCCGGATTGCGTGGCCGAGATTCAGCGTGTGGCCTCTGACTGGAAAGACCAGTACGGCGAAGACACGATTGTCGCGGGCTGGTGCGAGAACAAGGAACTGCCGGACGACAGAATCATGGAGATGCTGAAGTCGCATCTTCCCGAGGGCCATCCTCCGGTTGATTCTGAGCCGGGCGCGGCTCCTCAGTCGGCGCCGATGCCGAAGGCTTTCCCCGGCGGCGGCACCGCTTAATTTTCCAATCGGCGGCCTAAAGTTTACAATCGGGAGTCTTATAGTTGACAATCGCTCTGCGTAAAGTTGACAGTCATGTTCATCAGCCTTCTGGGATGGGTTTTCGCTGCGGCCACGATTTTCTGCTACGCCCGTGAAGGCCGTCATCACCTGTATACTCTCGGTTTTGCCGGGGCTTGCGTTCTCGGATTTGTCTACGGCATTCTCATTGGTTCATGGCCGCTGGCGGTTTCCGAAATTGTCTGGATCGGCACCTGTCTGTGGCGCTGGTACGGGCGAGTAGTGAAAGGGCTGGTAGGATTTTGATGGTCCCAAAGATCGACGATCCGAATGCGCTTCCTCTCCGCACAATCCTCGTGATGTGCGTTCAAGCGGCTGTGGTTGCCCGCACGCTCGCGAACAGTGGCGACCGGCAGGCCGCCGGTAAGCTCGCGAGAGTTGTCACTTCGGTATCGGACGGCCTTGGCAATCCCCAAGACCTGCTGAACGCCGTTGACGGCGCCATGAAAATTCTCGAAGCGCGTAAGATTCAGGTTGACAGCAAAGAAGTCGCCAGGGCCTCGAAAGCCGCCGATATGGCGATGAACATGGTCGAGGAATGGGTTGGCCTGACCCTCTCGAATATCCGCCGGAGAGTACACGAGGAGCGCGGTCGCAAAAGCGCTTGACTTTGGTTAACCCTCCTGGTAAAGTTCGACCAATCCTGGGAGGATGCAATGAACCAAGTCGATAATTTGATCCACATGGCGATGGTAGGTTCTGAGGCTCACGGCCTCGCGCGGGCCGATAGCGATCTCGATGTCCGGGCAGTCTACGTCGCCCCTAAGTCGAAGGTGCTGTCGCCGTTCTTCACGCCTCATTCGCCCCAAGAGATCAGCGGTGATGTCGATTTCTCCGCGTGGGAGCTTCGCCCCTTCGTGAAGATGTGTGCGTCGGCGAATCCGAACTCACTTGAAGCGCTGTTTTCGGATGAGCGCTGTACCGTCGATCTTGTTGACGCGCATCCATTCGACGCGATGGCCGGGATCACGCTTGTGGCCGCGCGCAGTTTGTTCTTGACCAAGCGCATCGCGGCGACGCACGCGGGCTTCGCGAAGTCATGTATTCGCCGGTTGGAGCACGGTAAGACCCGCACGGGCGACCGCACCGTCGATGTCGAGCGCTTCGGCTATGACACCAAGTACGCGATGCACGCCGTTCGCATTCTCGGCGTGGCCGTTCGTGCGCTTCAGCGTGGTGAGTACAAGATCATGGTCGATGAAGACGAGCGAAAGCTCCTGATCGCGATCCGCGAAGGCCAGTTCTCGAAGGATTGGGTGCTCGGCCAGATCGACAGCCGGGTGCTGGCGGCAGAGCGGGCGGCGCAGAAGTCGGATTTGCCGGACGAGCCGAGCATCAAGAATATCGAAGCCTTGGTGGAGGCCGTCAGCGAGATTTCCTGGCAGAAGTAAAGAAAAAGGCGGCGGTGGAAGCTTGACGTTGGGGAGGAGGGCCGTCGAGCTTGCCTGGATTACCGCCGCCAGAAGACCAGAATACTCTCCGGTCAGCGCCGAAGTCAACCTTGCTTTTTCCGCGTCGTTCGTGCTACATTTCTCCGAGGGTGATGGAGGGAAATCCCAGTGGGCAAAAAGCCGCCGTTGATGCAGATGCCGTTTATTCGCGGCAAGCTCGAAAAAGAACCTAGTCAGAGCGGACTTATCAATCCGCTTGATCCGCGTAACATCAAGAAGGGGATTGGCGGCGGCGAAAGCCGCATCGTAGTCATCGTCCTCGAACGCGCGGGCGACGGCAAGACCGTTATCCGCGTGAAGCTCTATTCCACCAGCCCCGGTCGCCGCGTGTCGTACCGCGACATCGAGTTCGAGGGCCGGTCGGAGTCCGAGTTTGTCCGCGATGTCAATATCACGGGTGGTGCCCTCGCTGAATGGCAGAACGCGACGGGGGACAATCACGATCCGAGTTTGTGCGCGCGGGCCGCCGTCGAAGGAATGCGCGAAGCGCTGATGCAGTATGCGGCGATTAGGGCGAGGCGAGGATGAGCACGAAGACAAAATGGATTTCAGCCGGTGTCAGCGACGGCGATCTCGCTGTCGCGCTGAGTAGCGGCAATGGCGGTGATTGGTTTTTGCTGATTGCGATCACCGGAGCCGACCGTAGGCCCCATCAGATCAAGGTCATGCTCGGAGGGCTTGATCTCGACGCCGCTGTCCACAACGCGGGCGGCGCCGCAGCCGCTATTGCCAAGGTCATTGGCGTCGATGAGACTTGGGCGGCGTCCACGACTCGCGATCTTATCGCCAATGACATTGCCAAAGACCCCGAACTTGGCCCGTTGCTGGTGAAAGGGCTGTCGTCCGGCGCCGCCGGGAAACCAGCGGTTTCCAAGAAGGCGAAGGCTGCCCCTCCCAAGCAAAGGAAAACCGGCAAAGGCCCGAAGAAGGCCGCTCGCCGTGTTCGCCGTGTTCGCCGTTAAGGCGCCCCTCGACCGGACGAAGGAACCGCCCGTGGAAACGCTGGGGCTGAAGCATGGCCGCGCGTAAACTTCCCGTTTATGAACTCTGGGAGATTCTCGACCGCCGGGTTGTCGTCAAATACGCTGACGGCATCAGCTTCGAGTGGTGGCTCGTTGTTGATGGCGATCACGATGCTTGGCATCCGTATGTGGTCGCGGCGGACGGAATCACGATCATGGAGGCCCCGGTCTGGGCGCCGCTGCCCGGATCGCAGTACCAATTCCTTCAGTGTCCTGTGCAGGAGGCGCTTCTCGCCGGTAATCGTGGTCCTGGCAAGACGATGGCTCTGCTTATGGACTTCGCTCGTGAGGTCGGTAAGGGATACGGCTCTAAGTGGCGCGGCATTCTCTTCCGCCGCCATTTCGGTGACCTCGACGACGTGGTTCGTAAGATCGAGGATACATTTCCGACGATCTTTGGGCCGGGCTTTCGTTTTCTGAAGTCCAAATCTGAGTACGCAGCCGTCTGGGAAACCGGCGAGACCCTTTTGCTCCGGCATCTTGCTGATGCCAGTGAGTACGAGGAGTACCACGGCCATGAATATCCGTGGATGGGCTTTGAAGAATTGACACAATGGCCGACCGACGACGCATTCACGTTGATGCTGTCGTGCAATCGCCCTACCGGCCCCGGCATTCCTTGTCGCGTGCGGGCGACGACAAATCCGAGTGGCCCAGGCCACCGCTGGGTGAAGAAGCGCTACAATCTGCCGCACGGATTCGGAAAGATCATTCGCAATCCTGGCGAGATTCCCCGCGTCGCCATCAACAGCCACTTGAAAGAGAATTTTATTCTCCTGCATTCGAGCCCGAACTATGCCGACACGATTCGGCAGGCCGCTAAGTCCCCGGCGAAGATCGAGGCATGGCTCAATGGTAGTTGGGACATTACATCCGGCGGCATGTTCGACGATTTGTGGGAACCGCCTATTCACATTGTTCCCAATTTCGGGTCCAAGCGCATCCCGCGTGGGTGGACTGTCACGAGGTCGTATGACCACGGCCAGAGTCATCCGTTCGCGAATCTCTGGTGGCTGGAGTCCAACGGCGAGAGCATCACCGTTGAGGGTCGTCAGATCGGCGGCGTTCGCGGCGACCTCATCCTGTTTCAAGAATGGTACGGAGCCAAGGGCGACAACGAAGGCATTCGGATGTCGGCCACGAACATCGCCGGGGGCATTCTCGAACGCGAAGATGACATGGGCCTGCGTGGTCGCGTGTCTCCTGGTCCGGCGGATAATCAGATTTGGACGAAGGACGCACGCGGCACGCAGCGGGCTCCGATTGATGACATGGAAGAGAAGGGCCTGCATTGGGTTCGCGCCGATCAATCGCCGGGCTCGATCAAGCGCGGGCTCGAACTCATTCGTGAATCTATCGAGGGGTCGATCCCTGAAAAGGACGGCACGCGGACGCGGCCTGGAATCTTTGTTTGTGGGCGATGCGCGCATTGGATCGACCTTGTGCCAACGGCGCCGCGAGACACCGATGACCCAGATGCTTTGCCGAAAGGCTACGAAGATCACTTGGCCGACGCCACGCGGTATCGCTTGACGTTCGTGTTGCCCGGAATGTGGCGGCGCAGTTTTTAGATATGGAAAACATTTTTGATTACCCTGGTCTCTACATGATCGAAGCTCCGAATGGCAAGCGGTACATCGGCGTAGCTGGCAATTCGTTTCGCAAGCGCTTTTCGACTCATGTTGCTCAGGCCAAAGCGGGCAAGAGAAGTTCTATCGGTGCGGCGATTCGTAAATTCGGCGTATCGGCCATGAAGTTCATTCCGCTTGTGGTCTGCGCCGACAAAGACGAATTGATGGCACTTGAAATCCGTGCTATTGCGGTATACGATACGATGCTCCCGCATGGGCTCAATCGTTCACCCGGCGGCACCGTAACCTCAGAAGCGACGAAGGCGAGGCCTTCGCGAAAGCTGCGGGGTCGGGTGATGAATCCGGCATGGCGGTCGAAGCTCGGCAAGAATCGTAAGGCCGTTACCGTCGAAGGGATTCTGTATCCCTCGGTGAAAGCTGCTGGCGCTGCTTTCGGTCTGGGCCGTGTGGGCGCCAGGAACAGATTTGAGTCGGCCAATTATACAACTTGGATTATGCCGGGTCTTGCGAAAGTTGAAAAGGGCCACGCTCCCTGGACTGGAAGGCCGAAAGGCTCCAGTGACAAGCAGCCGCGTAGCCCCGGACGTTGGCCCGTTGTTGTAGTATGATGTGGAGGAGATCGTTCTGATGAAAAATCGTCTGACTCAAGGATACGGGCCGTTCGCGGTTCACTTCTATGGCATGGACCGACGCGAGATTCGTCGCGCGCAGGAGATGGCTAAAGTTCTTCGCCGCGAATACTCCAGCGACAAGAAAAATTCGCGCAAGGCCGATTACATTGACGCGGCGGTTCTGCACGCGCGCTGGATTTGGTGGCCGCCGCTTCGCGAGAAGTACCGGCAGCAGGCCGATGACGCCCTCGCGGGGCTGACGCCAATCGAGAAAATCTCGGTCGGGCTTTTGAATCCCGACAATCTGGTCATCAGCGACATGCAGTCCCGGTACACGACCTGGATGCTGCTCAGGAAGTACCCGCCGCTGGCCGACCGGGTGCTCGGATGGGCCGATGACGCCCGGTGCTGGGTGGCTGGAGTCCCCGGTCGGGTGCGTGCGTGGCGCAATGCGTTCTACTGGAAGAGGATTTGGCCGGTCCAGAGGAACGCCAAGACCGCGTTTTGGCGGGCCTATTACCGGCTTTCTGCCTGCTTGTGACTTGACAAATCTGGCTAAAACGACGAGACTGTGGTAATGGCGACAAACTCCTCAAAAACCGATCCTTCACTCGACCCCTCGACGCCGAGCCCGTCCTATATCGCGATGGTGCCGAAATGGGTGATGATCCAAACGCTGCTCGACGGGACCGCCGCGATGCGGCAGGCCGGTGAAGACTACCTTCCCCGGCACGAGGAGGAGAGCCCCACCAATTATTCCGAGCGCCTGAGCAAGACTACGCTCTACAACATGACCGAGTTGACGCTCGACAGCCTCGTCGGTAAACCCTTCGTCAAACCCATCAAGTTGAACTCGGACGTTCCCGCCGCAATCGCCGCGATCACCCCAAATATCGACATGCAGGGGACCGACATCAATTCGTTCTCCCGCGAGTGGATGCGTATCGCCATTGCCAAGGGATTCGCGCACGCCTATGTCGATATGCCGGTTCTTACCGAGGCCGACAAGGTGAATCGCACCAAGGAACAGGACAATGCCGAGAACCGGCGCCCGTATTGGCGCCTGATTCATCCCGAGCATTTGCTGTTCGCGCACGCCGAGATCGAGAACGGTGTCGAGCGGCTCACGCATGTTCGCATTCTCGAATGCTACACCGAACTTGTTGGATTCGCCGAGATCGAGAAGCGTCGCATCCGCGTCATCACGCCGGGCGCATTCGAGGTTTGGGAGCAACAGGAAGTCAGGGTCAAGGGATCGAAAAAGACCCGCATCGAATGGGCGAAGACCGAGTTCGGGGCCTACGATCTCCCCTACATTCCGCTCATCACGTTCTACGCCAACCGCACCGGCTTCATGATGGCGAAACCACCGTTGGAAGACCTTGCGTACCTGAACATCCGGCATTGGCAGTCCACTTCCGACCAGATCAGCATCTTGACGGTCGCGCGTTTTCCGATTCTGGCCGTGGCCGGTGCTCATGACCAGACCGGCGATACCATGCGGATCGGCCCGAAGCAATTGCTCGCGACCATCGACCCAAATGGCCGGTTCTACTATGTCGAGCACAAGGGCGAAGCCATCAAAGCGGGCAAGGAAGACTTGGCCGATCTCGTTGAGGCAATGGCGTCGTATGGCGCCGAGTTTCTTCGGAAGAAGGTTGGTGGGAGGACGGCTACCGAGCGGGCGCTTGATACCGCCGAGACCATGAGCCCATTGAAGGACATGACCAATCGTTTTGCGTCGTGCATCGCCCAGGCTTTGAAGATCACCGCCGACTGGCTGAAGTTGCCGACCGGCGGCACCGTCAAGATCGACACCGATCTGACTGAGGTCGTTGACGATCCGGCTTCGCTCCAGGCGCTTGTTGCCGCGCGTAAGTCCGGCGACATCTCTTGGGAAACTTTCATTCAGGCGCTCATCATCCACGGGGTCATCGACGATGATCTCAATCTCGAAGATGAGAAGGCGCGGGTTGAACTTGAATCGAAGGTAGCTATGAAGGCCGCCGCCGATTTGGCTAAACAAGCGGCCAAGGATAAGGCCGCAGCGCAGGGCGCTCCTCCAGACAACACGCAGGTACAAGATCAGAACATCACAGCGGCGTAATGGGGAGGCCCTAGTGACTGTAATCGCATATTCCACGAAGACGCGCATCATGGCTGCCGACAGCCGGTGCTCGAATGAAAACATGATGCACCTGACGAATTGCCGGAAGATTTTCCGGTTGGAGAACGGTGCGCTTCTTGGTACGTCCGGCGACAGCGATGACCGCGATGTTCGCGTGCTGTTGGCGAAGGCCACCCCACGTAACATGCCTTCGCGCTCCGCGCTCGCGGCATTGAAATGCTGCTTCCACGGCATCATGGTGTTCCCGAAGGGGCAGGTTTTCCTCGTCTGCATCGACTGGTATGAGCACGAGGCCGAAGGTGAGTGGATGGCCGGTGTCGATCCGATCACCGACGAGATCATCGCCATCGGTCACGGCATGGAATACGCCTATGGAGTTCTCGAACACGGCGGGACTCCGCTCGAAGCGGTGCGTTGCGCGTGCAAGCGCGACACTACCTGCGCGTTGCCGATCCAATGGGAGAGCCTTGACGGCGACCGCAAGAGCGCAGATACTCCAGAAATCCCTGCTCCCGCTGCTCCTCCGGTGGCACCTGTTGTCGCCAAGCCCAAGAGGAAGAAGTGAACGCGGTAGCGAAACGCGAAAGCTCGCAGATCGTAATTGCTAAAAAGAAGCGGAAGGCATTTCTCGCGCTTTTGGCTACGACCGGCAATGCGATCAAGGCCGCGCAAGCGGTGGGCTATAAAGACACTCGCGAACTCAACAAGTATCGTCATCAGGATGCCGAGTTTTCCCGTGAGTGGGACGAGGCCGTCAATGCCGCTGCCGACATGCTGGAGGCAGAGGCATGGCGCCGTGCTCACGATGGAGTTGACGAACCCCAGTTTTACAAGGGCGAAATTTGCGGTCACGTCACGCGATACAGCGACACCTTGCTCGTGAAGTTGTTGCAAGCTTTGCGGCCCGAGAAGTTCCGCGATGCGACCGTGCATCATACCGGCGAGATCACCCATAAGATCGGCGTCGCTTTGCTTCCGACTACGGCCAAGAGCGCCGTCGATTGGGAGAAGGAATCTTTGGCGATGCACGAAAACCAAAAGTCTCTGCCAGCGCCAGCCGGATTTGATCCCCCGAGGCCAAAGCCAGAGCCCGTCATCATCGACGCAAAGGCCACCGAAATTAAACGGGGTTGACAATTCGTCGTTAACCATGCTACGGTTATGACGTTGATGTAGTTGTGCGAACGAGCGAGAGGCCGAGCACGATGTCCCGTTTGAAGACGATCCAGAGGAAAAACCTCCCCCAGTCATCTTTCGCTCTCCACGGAGTTCGTGGAAAGAGCGGTATGAACATGGCCGGTAAGGGGGCTTATCCGATTCCAGACATCTCACACGCCCGCGACGCCCTGAGTCGAGTTTCCGCCAATGGAACTCCGACCCAGAAGAAGGAAGTCGCTCGTGCGGTGGCCCGGAAGTATCCGGCTCTCGCCGCGCGCTCAGCTTTCATCAAGAAAGAGCTTCACGGCTAATCACCGTGCGGGTATTGAGAAACGCCTACCAACCACTTTGAGGAGGATGAACCCTATGGCATGGGATTTCGGAGCCAATCAAGTTGTCGAGACCGTCGATGGAGTGCCGGAGCAATACCGCCCGCTGTACGTCCAGAACGCGGAGAACAAATTCGTCATCGACGAAAAGTTCAAGCCGTTGGTGACCGATTACGTCGGCGTCAGCAAGGTGCTCAATGACGAGCGCAACAAGGTCAAGAACCTGAACGCCGAGAACACCCAGCGTCGGCAGGCCGTCAAAGCCTACGAGGACTTGGTGACTGAACTCGGCATCGAGACCAAGGACGGCGACAATCCCATCGAGCTTCTGAAGAGTCACGTTTCCGGTCTCGCCGAGAAGATCAAGAACGGCGGCGAACTGAAGGTCAATCTCGAAAATCTGCGGAAGCAGTTCGAGGGCCAATTGCAGACCGAGCGTGGCAATGCCACGCGCGATCTCGCGACAATGACCGCTTCGCTGTCGCGCTATCTGGTGGGCCGTGAGGCCACTGCCGCGATCTCTTCGGAGAAGGGCGCCATTCAATTGCTGATGCCGCACATCCAAGGTCACTGCAAGGTGGTCAAGGAAGGCGAAGACTACGTGGCGCGTGTCACCGATGACAACGGCGAATACCGGATGAATACCGCCGGGGGTTTCATGACCGTGCCGGAGTTCGTGAAGGAACTGAAGGCAACGAAGGATTTTGCTCGCGCATTCGACAGCGAAGCTCCGGCAGGCGCGGGCGTTCGCCCCGGCTCCGCGAACGAGCGTCGTCCCGCGCAAGCGCGTCCGGTCGTGGACCAGAAGGAAATGACCGCCGCGCAGAAGATCGCCGCCGGTTTGAAAGCTGGCGTCGCCGAGATGGGACGCCGGTAAGAGCATCAAGAGTTCAGCGGGGGAGAGTAAGAACGGGCGGCGGTGTCGCCCGTTTTTTTTAGGGGCATTGCTAATGGCCGACAGGAATAAAGCAGAGCGCGAGAAGCGCTATCGCAAGGAACTTCTTGCTAAAGACCCCGATGCTCTGAATCGTCTTAATCGAGCATCATTCAAGCGCCGACTCGAACAACAGGCTGGCCGTCCGCGTCCAGATGTGTGTGATATTTGTTCTAATTCCAATGACGACGACGCTCCTATGGTGTTTGACCACGATCATGAAACTGGAAAATTTCGAGGGTGGGTTTGCAGCAAATGTAATTGGGCTTTGGGCCTTCTCAGGGACAACATCGAGATTGCATTGAACATCGCGTTGTATCTTGAGCGAAGTCGCAGGGGTTGACTTATTAACTATGCTCATGTAAGGATAGAGTTGATCCAGGGAGTACGCGCGAGGCGGAAACGGGATCAACCGAAGGAAGATTTTCTACGGGAGAGCCGCAGAAAATCGCGATGAAGACGCCGAGAAGGCGATCCTTGAAAGCGATTTTGAGTTTTGTGGTTCTGCATTCAAGTCCCAACCGTGGAGAAGACCGATGGCTTCCGTTACCCTTCCTGAATCCGGCAAATTGGCCCAGAACGCGCTCATCGCGGGCGTGATCGAGTCCGTGGTCACCGTGGACAACTTCTACGAAATCCTTCCGTTCGATGAGGTAGAGGGCAACGCCCTGGCCTACAATCGCGAAGCGACCCTGGCCCCTGTGGCGACGGTCGGCGTGGGCGACACCGATGGTGACATCGGCGCAGGCGTTAGCTCCGGCTCCAACCAAGCCGAGCGTACCGCCGCGAAGGACGCCGCGACCTTCGACCAGATCACTTCGTCTCTCACGACCATCATGGGCGACGCCGAAATCAACGGGCTCATCCAGACGACTCGTTCGGGCGACAACGACCAGACCGCGACGCAGATTGCGTCGAAGGCGAAGTCGGCTGGCCGCAAGTACCGCGACCTGCTCATCAACGGCGACGCGACGAACTATACGTTCGCCGGTTTGCTGGCCCTCTGCGCCGCGACTCAGAAGGTCAACACCGGGAACAACGGCGGCGCGCTGTCCTTCGAGTTCATGGACGCCCTGATCGACCAAGTGACCGACAAAGACGGTCAGGTGGACTATATCACCATGCCACGGCGCACCGTGCGTAGCTATTACGCTCTGCTCCGCGCGCTGGGTGGCGCCTCCATCAACGATGCGGTCGAGCTTCCTTCGGGCGCCGAAGTTCCGGCGTACCGGAAGATTCCGATCTTCTCGAACGACAACATTCCGACTACCCAGACGAAGGGCACGACCGCTGGAACGACCACGACCATCATGGCCGGGACTTTGGACGATGGTTCCCGTCAGCACGGCATCGCCGGTCTGACCGCCGCTGGAAATGCCGGTATGCACGTTCAGGATGTCGGCGTCAGCCAGACGAAGGACGAGCACATCTGGCGCGTGATCTGGTACGTGGGTCTGGCCCTGTTCTCCGAACTCGGCTTGGCTGCGGCTCCGGGCATCACGAACTAAGGGTTCATGCGATGGGGCGGCTTCCAAGCCGCCCCAAAGCAATCGACCTATTCTCTTACGAAGGGGTCCGCCCTCATGCCTGCTTTCGTCATCCAATTCCCCGATGAAAATTTCATGCCTGCACGCACGCTTGTCAATGGCGTCGAGGCTATGGTAGTTTTTGCCGCGACTTCCGCCGACGCAATCGCTTTCGCCAAGGCCCAGTCGGGCAACGATGTCGATTCGATGTGGGACAACGCCGATGTCACCGAAGTGGCGGCACCCGACGATCTCGCTGGTTTCACTTTGCGCGCACAACTCTTCGCTCCTGACTCCGGCGGAACCCCGCTGGTCGATGAGAGCGCTTTCCCCGTAGTCGATGTCTCCATCCTTGTCGGCGACGCCGAATGGGAGAAGGCGGTCGGCACTCTCACGGGTGATACCGTCGCTACCCAAGTCGTATTGATTGGGACGACGTATTATCAGTTTGTGGACGACTCGACGCCTAATGCCGGAAATGGCACTGTCGGTACTCCCTATCTCGTCGATAATCTCGCGAGTGACACGGATGCTTTCGCCAATCTCGTAAAGGCGATCAATGCGACGGGTGTTGCCGGAACTACCTATTCCACTGGACTTGTCGCACACGCGACTGTTGAGGCGCTGACTTCCGATGCCACGACCCTGACCGTGCGGGCTCGTACTGGTGGTGCCGCTGGTGGTCTTATCGCGACAACGACCGGCGGTGATACCGACATCACTTGGGGCGCCACCACGCTTGAAGGCGGCCAGGACTTGTCCACCGTCGATTCGGTCGCTCTCGCGATGGCGGCTGCTCTGAATGCCACCGATGAGATCGCGGGTGCCTCCTACGACGATAGCGGTAATGTGCTGACTGTGGCCGAAACCACGGACAGCCTCGGCGATCACACGCTCGTCATCACGTTGACGCCGCCCGGCGCCCGCGATTCCGATGACGAAGACGGCGCCCCGTTGTCGCTTCCAGGCTTCTTCGGAGCGACAGTGGATGGCGGCTCCTCGGGAGATGCTGTCACCGTCGAATTTGGAGCCGATGACTACGATCTGCCAAAGTTCGTGGCCGGTTTCCAGCAGCTTTAAGAGAGGACTACTCTGATGCCAGCCTATCTCGTTCAACTCCCAAGCGCCGAGGCTTCTCCAGGCCGCACGTTGGTCGATGGTGTGGACACGATGGTGGTCTTCGCCGCCGACGCCACTGATGCCAAGGCTGTTGCCAAGTCCCAGACCGATGGCGATCTCGAGGCGCTGTGGGATGCCGCCACGGTGACTGAGATTGTCGCCGGGGCCGACCTGATTGGATGGACGCTTCGCATCGCGATGTCCGACGCTGATGTCAATCCCGACACGGGCGTCAAGGACACGATCTTTGATCTTTCGGTGGTCGGCGCGGGCGCCAACAACACCATCGACGAGATCGCGGCCCTTATGGTCACCGCCCTGAACGCCACTGCCCCGATTGCTGGCGCGGCCTATGATTCCAGCGGCCAAGTCCTGAAGATCGCGGATGACTCCGACAATCTCGGTAAGAACACCGTCATCGTCGAGTGGTATCCGCCAAACGCGCAACAGAATGTTCCGGTCCCTGGTCTCGTGGTCTCGATTGCCGATGGCGCCGTGTCGGATGCTACCGATGTTACGGTCACGTTCGCCGCCGATGCTTTCGTGGTTCCGGCTTCTGCGGGGTCGTTCAAAGCCTCATAAGCCTTGCACATCGGGGAGGATGTAAATGGCTGCCTACGTCAGAGTGACTTTTGTGCTTACCGGGCCTGATCGCGGTAAGACGAAGAAAGTCAAGCATTATTCATTCGTCAACGGCGAATGCACGGTGGATGTCCCACGCACGGGGCTTGCCCACGCGGCCAATTATCTGTCATACTTCGCTTCGTACCTCAAGGGATCGCCGGAGCATCTGGCGGACCTTGCGGCAAGTGAGGAAGCAGTCAATGGCGTACTCGGTAACGCTCCAGCGGGTGTTCAGGTCGGTGATGCTGACTTCGTACAAAGTCCTGAGCATCGACAGGCCGGGCCGGTTCCCGCCGCGCAAGATGTCAACGGCGGCGTCCCAGGAGATCGTGAGGAAGGGCGGGAGCGGGCTTCCGATTCCACCACAGGGCTTGGACCACAAGACTCCGGGCTGGCAGGGAAACACGCCGAACCTTCGGGGCTGAATGTAAGCCCGTTGTCTCGGGCGATCACGGCTCTCGATCCCGAAGTCGATACCAATTGGACAGAAGGCGGCTTGCCCGCCATTGCCGCGCTGGCCGCGTTCGACCCGTCGCTTACGCGCAGGGTCATCAATGAGGCGGCGCCGGGTTGGAATCGCGCCAAGGCGCGAGACGCCGCATCGCTTCTCTGAGCCGGGGTTGCGTACTCGACCCGGCATCGGATATACTCATCGAGTGACATGAACCATCCAATGGAGTGAACGACTATGACCCAGACCATTTTTCTTGTGACCCGTTCGGCTGCCATCGGCGGACCACTGGTCAACGGCGTGGTCGCCATTCTCATCAACCTGCTCGACAGTTCCACCGATGCCGAAGTCATCGCCGCCGCAATCGCGCAAGCGAATAGGCAGGCGGGTGATACCGGCGCGAAGCCGTTTCCAGTGGCCGATGACGACGACAATGTGTCCGGGCATTATTTCGACACCGTGACCGTGATCGCCATCGGGTCGGCTCCGCTTAATGCTTCCACCGACGCCATCGTCATCGGATCGTTTGACGGCGCCGTCGAGATCGAGCAGGTCTAATCCCCGCTGTCGTAACCGGCAGCCCCCGGCGGTCCACTGTGGCCGCCGGGTATCTCTTTAGCCGGGAGATTCCGACGTGGCCGCGAAGATGAAGTCCGAACGGCAGGTTCGTTTCCTGCTCAGCAAAGTCAGCCCCCTCACCAAGAATCAGAAGCACAAGCTGGTGACCGAGCTTCATAGCGGTGCGGTCAAGATCAAGCACACGCCGAGTAAGACACGAGGCAAGTAAATGCCGATCCTCCTGGTGGTAGAAGATGGCGGCGGGAATCCCGACGCAAACTCCTATGCTTCGCTCGATGACGTTTCCAGTTACCACGAGATGCGCGGTAATGACGGCTGGCTGAGCGCGTTTTCGACGGCCACCGGCTTGCTCCTCTCCGACGCGAATTACGCCGATGGCGAGATCGTGGTCATTGGCACCAAGACCTATACCTTCCAGGACACGCTTACGGATGTGGACGGCCACATTCAGGTCGGGTTGACCGAAGCCGCGTCTATCGCCAATTTGGCGGCGGCCATTAACGGCAATACCGGGGTTCCCGGCACAGACTATGCGGCCTCCAATACCCCAAGCACTGAAGTAACTGCGGTCGCAGCCGCGCATAAGTTGACGGTGACGGCTGTCATCGCGGGATCGGATGCCAACTCCATCGTTTCCACTACCACGGCTGCGAACGCTTCCTGGGCCTTCAACACGTTGACAGGCGGTAGCGAAGAAGTTGCTAAGGCGTGCATTATCAAAGCCACCGACTACATTGAGAAGCGCTTCAGTGGGCGATTCCGGGGCACCCGGCAGACTGTCAGCCAAGGTCTTTCGTGGCCGCGCTTCAGCGCCCAGGACGAAGATGGATGGCTGATCGGTGGGATTCCGCCTCGGCTCATCAAGGCCGTCTCCGAGTACGCGCTCCGCGCAAAAATTTACAATGTGCTGGCGCCCGATCCCACGCGGACGGCGCCGTCCCAGGACATGAGCACGAATCCGCCGACGCAGAGTTCGGAGGAGGTCGCGGCCACGCGCTTGAACTACAAGCGGCAGAAGGTCGGGCCGTTGGAGCAAGAGCTTCATTATTCGGCGCTCGACGAAACCATCAAGCAGAAGAGTGGCGGCTCCGCGCTGATCGCGATCACGTCGCTTCAAGAGTACCCGGAGGCCGATCTCATCATTGAGCATCTCCTCCGCAATCGGGGCGTTCGTCTCGTAAGAGGAGACTGAGAGCGATGGACCGGGTGTCTTGCCTTTACCGAATCACTTCTCCTTCCGGTAAGAGTTACATTGGAGTCACTCATCGTATTGCTCGTCGCTTGGTGGAGCATCGCTGCGCCAAATCCCTTATTGGCAGCGCCCTTCGCAAATACGGGGATGAATGCAAAGTGGAAGTTCTGGTCGTTGGACCACCTGATTATATTCTGGGTTTGGAGCATTCGGCTATCGAAATTTTCGGGGCGCTTGCGCCAAACGGATACAATATCGCTATGGGTGGAATTGGGGGCGCGGGCTGTCCCTTGCATCCCGATCATAAGGCGAAGCTCTCGGAATCTCATAAGGGCGTACTTTTTACGTCAGAGCGTAAGGCCAATTTGTCTAGGGTGATGAATGCCCCGGAATATAAGACTCAGATGTCAGTTTTGAAAACCGGGAAAGCGCATTCTCCTGAAACTAAGGCCAAGATTGCGGCTTCGCGCATTGGCAAAATTCACTCACAACAGACCAAGGCCAAAATGTCGGTCTCTCAAGTTAACCGATTTTCGGCGGCGAGGGGTGACTAATGTCGTCCTCATTTTACAGTCCGTTCGCTGGCTGGATCGCGGCGTTGATCGCCAAGACTGGTCGCGAGGTCACGTTCGTGAAAACGTCGAGGACAGCAAGCGATAATGCGAAGCCTTGGCGCGCGGATAGCTCCAACGATGTGCGGGTAACGACAAAGGCCGTCATCATTCCGTTCGATGCCGAGGACGATCCGAGTTCGGTACGTCGTGGGAAGATGGTCTGCTATGTGAATGCGCCGCCATTCGATGCCGTGCTCCCCGCCAAGCCCGAGGACTTCAATACGATTGAGGACAACGGCGACATCTGGAACATTCGCAAGGTGATCGTCTACAATCCCGGTGACACTAGATTGCTGTACGAACTCGATGTAGAAAAATGATTTTTCATCGCAAACTGCCTGCGGGCGTGGCTCTGGTTTACCACATTGTTTCTCCCTCCGGTCGCGGGTATATCGGGGTTACGGGGCATTTGCGCCTGCGTCTTTGGCAGCATTTGAACTCCGAAACTTTCCTCGGTTCGTCTCTTCGTAAATACGGACTGGACGCCCACGAGATCAAGATTCTTGCGGTATTGCCAACAGAAGAAGCCTTCGCTCTTGAAGAACGCGCTGTCCTGGCCTTTGGTACTCTGGCGCCTCATGGTATGAATTTGTATCTCGGCGGACTCGGAGGCGCTCGCGCTTTGAAGGGGCGGGTGCTCCCCGAATCGGAGCGAGAGAAGCATCGTGGTTGGCGCCATGATGAAGGCACAAAAATGGTAATCGCTGAACGCGCTCGTGAACAGTGGGCTCCCTTTGCGAAGCCCAAGAAGAACGGTAAACCGAAGTCGCCGGAGCACCGGGCGAAGTTGGCGGCGCATTTGGCGACGATGCGAAACGACCCTGCGAGGCTTGCTGGCCTTCGGGCGATTCATGCCATGAGGAGGGTCGCATAATGCCGGTTCAAGACACAGGCGAGGCTCGCGACCTCATCATTGGCGTTGCCCAGGCAGCTATCAATACGCTGTCGCCGACGCCGAAGGTGCTGTACGCCGACAAGTCGGATGAAGTCCCGAAGGACGGAGATACTTGGATTCGTGTCGCCGCCGTCCATTTTGCGGGCTATAAGGCGTCGCTCGGAAATGCTCAGGGCAAGTCTCGATTCCGCAATCGTGGCATCGTTCGCGTTGAGGTCCACACGCCGTTTGGCGACGGGTATACCCTGAGCGACCAAATCACAACCGTCATCAAGAACGCCTTCAGGAAACGCAGTTCGAGCGCCGATAAGGTCTCGTTCAGCAATGTTCTCTCCACGGAACAGCCCTATACCAGCAGGCCGGAATCCTCAGTTGTCGGGCCGGAAAAGGGCGATGGAAATTGGACCAGGGTGGACGTTACCGCAGAGTTCGATTACGCGGAAGTGGTATGAGTATCTGCCTTTATCTTCTCACCTTTGCGAATGGCAAACAGTATATTGGTGTGTCCAGTGAAATGGACCGTCGTCTCAAAGAGCACAGCTTTCGTGATACTTTGGTAGGAAGGGCCTGGAGAAAATATGGGGCTCCAGCGATCAAAATCTTGCTGATCGGTGAGGACGATTTCATCTACGAGATGGAAAGAAAAGCCGTTAGTTCTTACGGCACGCTTTTCCCCGATGGTCTCAATTTGATGGAAGGTGGCAAGGGCGGGCGTCGTATGTCTGGCGCCACAAGAACTAAGATGGCGGTTAGCCACATCGGGGCGATTATGCCGGTGGAAGTTCGGGCTAAAATCGGCGCCGCAAAGACTGGTCATAAACGCGAGCCATTCGGGCCGGATTGGTGTGCTAAATTGAGTGAGGCCGCGCGCAAAAGCTCTGGATTTTCTGGCCGCTCCCATAGCCCAGAAACTAGGGCCAAGATGGCGGCATCTCAATTGAGGCGCAAGGCGAGATCGTCTAAGCTAGGGTTGACAGTAGACCAGGAAGCCGAGTATCCTTACAGGGAGAAAGCCGGGCTTCCAGGCCAAGGACAGGGACCGATACCATGACTGCATTGACGAAGATCGACTCCAACGGCACGGGCCTTCGGTTCTGCGAGGAAGTCTCGCTCGGTGTGCTTTCGGCAACCGCCTCTCAAGTCTGGTATCCGGCTGAGCCCAACACCTACGACAATTTCGGCGGCCAGTTCAAGAAGGTCGCTCGGCGCCCCATCAATGCGTCGCGCCAGAATCGCAAGGGCGTGACCGTCGATCTCGACGCGGCTGGTGGCTACAACACCGATCTCACGCAGACCAATCTCATCCGGTTGCTTCAGGGCTTCTTGTTCGCGGACGCCCGCGAGCCCTACGACAGCCAGTCGATCAACAATCAGGGCAGCGCCCTTACCGCCGTTGAAGATAGCGACGACACCTATCGTTTCTCCTACGGCAATGATCTCGACCGCGTGCTGGGGCAGAGCCTCGTGTTCGCCACCGATCTGGCAACGACCGCGAACAACGGTTTGAACGTAGTCAACTCGGTGACTCGCGCGCTCGCCGCCGGTACGCTGACGCTGACGCCCGGCGCAATCGTCGATGACGTTGTGGTTATCGACGGCGTGTACTATCAGTTTGACGCCACGGTCACTGCGGGCTCTGGCACCGGCTTCGACCCCTACGTTGTGGACATCGGCGCGAACGACACCGAAGCCTTTGCCAATCTCGTGAAGGCGATCAATGCGACCGGCACACCCGGCACGGAGTATAGCTCCGCGCTTGTGAGCGCGCATCCGACTGTCGAAGCCATTTCCAGCAATGCGACCACGATGGTCGTGAACGCCCGTAGCTACGGATACGCGGGCAACAGCATCGAGACCAGCGGCACCGGCAATGACGGCCTCGCTTGGGGCGGCACCACGCTCTCCGGCGGCACCGCGATGATCGACGTTGACGCGAGCCTCACCGACGAGACTGTCGATGACGACCACGCGGGAGGCACCCTGACCTTCACCGCTGGCGCAATCGCCGATGACATCGTTGAAATCGACGGCGTGTTTTATCAGTTCGCGGCGGACCCCACCACGGGCACGCCGGATGGCTCCGAAGGCGATCCGTTCCTCGTCGATGTCGGCGGCACCGATACGATCTCGCTCGCCAATCTTCGCAAGGCGATCAACGCCACGGGCATCGCCGGAACGACCTATGCGGCGGAAGTCGTTGTCCATCCGACTGTGACTGCGGTTTCGTCCGGTGCGACCACGTTGGTTGTGCGCGCGAAGGCTGCGGGTACGGACGGCAATGCAATCACGACTTCAGTCACGCTCTCCAGCACCGATGACGGCCTCGCTTGGGGCAGCACCAAGCTCTCCGGCGGCAACAACACTTCGGCCCGTGTCCGCGTGGTCGGTTATCAGTTCGCATCCTCCACCGTCGATGTGGTCGTGTCTTTCACGCATCCGAGAATCTCCCGCGCTTCCGGCGCTGTCGATTTCACTACGTTCGGTCTGGTCCCAGGCCAATTCCTCTGGGTTGGCGGCGATGTCTCTGGCAAGAAGTGGGTCAACGAGAACATGAATGGCTGGGCTCGCGTTCGCGAGGTCGGCGCCGCCTACATCGAGTTCGACAAGACCTCGGCGGATTGGGCCGCTGAAACCGGCACCAGCTTGACGGTTCAAATCTTCTTCGGCGTGGTCCTCAAGAACGAGTCCGATCCTACGCTCATCAAGCGCCGGTCCTATCACCTGGAGCGCTCTTTGGGCTCGCCGGATGACGCCGACCTGACCGCGATCCAGAGCGAGTTGCTCACGGGCTCGGTTCCGAACCAGATGACCCTGGACTTCAAGACCGCCGACAAAGTGACGGTGGACTTGTCGTTCCTTTCGACCGATGACGTGCAGCGCACGGCCACGGAGGGCTTGCTCTCCCAGGCTGCGGTTCACGGCGGCGGCGCCGCTCCGGGCATCGTCAACGAAGACGCCTACAATACGTCGAACGACTTTTCGCGGCTGAAGATGGTCATCCTCGACCCGTTGGATTCCAGCCCGTCTCCGCTGTTCGCGTTCTTGCAGGATTTCAAGATCACGATCAACAACAACCTGAAGGCCAACAAGGCGATCTCTGTCCTTGGCGCCTTCGAGGTCACCGCCGGTCAGTTCGTTGTGACCGGGACGACCACGGCGTACTTCGCCGACATTGCTGCAATCGCCGCCGTTCGCAACAACAGCGACGTGAGCATCGACTTTGCGCTTTCTCGTGACAACGTGGGCTTCGCGGTCGATGTGCCGCTGATCTCGCTGGGCGACGGACGCGCTGACGTGAAGCAGGACGAAGCCATCATGCTGCCGTTGTCCATCGACGCGGCTGCCGACCGGCTTTTCGACTATACGATCCTGTTCGAGTTCTTCCCTTACCTGCCGGACGTTGCCGCCGAGTAAGGGCTGAGTTTAACCTGAGTATCCCTGGGGAGGGGTCATAAAGTGGGTCGTAGACCACCGTATATGAGGGTGGCCCTTTCGCCAGCGGTAAAAGCCGCGCAGGAGATTGTTGATAAAGACCCTGTGAATCGGGCGCTTGTTTATCGTGTGACTTCGCCATCGGGGAAATCCTACATCGGCGTCACTAGTAACCTCAATCATAGACTGAGGCGGCACGCTAAAAATAGATCGCATATCGGGAACTCGATTCGCGCATACGGCATCAAGAATCACGTAACAGAAGTGTTGGCGGTCCTTCCAAAAGAAGAAGCTTTTGCGCTTGAACAAAGAGCAATTGAAGCCTTTGGGACGTTGGCGCCAAATGGCATGAATCTGGTCTCTGGTGGTTTGGGAATGCAAAATCCAAGTGCAGAGACTCGGACCAAGCTTTCAGATGCTGGCAGAAATATTTCTCCCGAGACAAGAGCTAAAATGGTGGCCGCCCAAATGGGGCGTATACATTCTGAAGAATCAAGAGCCGCGAGGAGAGGTCAGAGACGCTCCGCAGAAACTAGGGCTAAAATGTCTACATCGCACAAAGGCAAAACTCATTCCATTGAATCTAAGGCTAAAATATCGAGGGCAGTCCACGCTAGATATGCCCGGCCCACCCTTGTAGGGGCCATTCATTTGGCGTAGAATCAAATATAACTTGGAGGAGAGTCCTATCATGAGTTCCATTTTCGACGCATACAAAACGAACACCGATGCCGAGAAGGAAGGCAAGTGGTTCCCGAGCGCGTTTGTGCCCGAGGCCGAGTTCTTGCTCGCGCGTGCCGGTGGCGCCAACACCAAGTTCAAGCAGAAGGTCGCGGTGGCTCTGAAGCCTCATCTGCGGCGCCTGCAAGACATGAAGATGCCCGAGGAAGAGACGAATGCCATCGTCATTCCTATCTTCGTGGACTACGTGCTGCTCAACTGGAAGGGCGTCAAGCTGACGGACAAGACCGAGTATCCGTTCTCGAAAGAGAACGCGATCAAGGTGCTCACGTCGCTGCCGGACCTGTTCGCCGAATTGCGCGACAAAGCGCAGGAGTTCTCGAACTTCATCGACGAGGCAATCGAGGACGCCGTAAAAAACTGACGGCGGTCCTTCTCTGGGAATTGGAGCAAGGGCCGAAGGCAGAGTTCATCGCCGAGATGGCGAGGAAGATGAAAACCGGCGTACCCAAAAAGATCGCCGAGCCACCGACCCTGCCTTCCTGTCTGGTATTCTACTACGAGGCATTCCTGACACTTTCGTCATGCCGCCAAGTCAGCATGTCGGAGTATCGTATTCCTTGGACTGCGGCCAACGAGTACGGCAAGCGTTACGAGATGCTGCCGTTCGAGTTCGAGGACTTCTGGGTCTTGCTGTCGGCTATGGATGCGGTGTATATTAAGCACAGGAACAAGGAATCCGAGAAGCGCCAGCAGGGCGCTAGGAAGCCGCCTGTAGGAAAGCCAGACGATAGTGGGAACTCAGCCGTTCACGTTGTTCGCAAAGGTCATAACCAAGCGCGCCGATGAAATGGCGAAGTCCGCTGGTGAGATTGTCGCTGTCGCGGCCAGGGCCATAGGCGAGGACGTGGCGACCGAGACCCCAGTCGATACCGGGGTAGCCCGCTCCAATTGGATAATGTCCATAGACGCGCCGACCGGCGAAGTCATACCGGCCTACGTTCCGTATCCGCGCACCCATCAGCAGCATCGCATCGGTGAGTACAAGCATCAGGCCGCGACCGGCCAGGAGTACGGCTTTGGCCGGAAAGAGGAACGGGCGAATCTCGCCGCCGTGCTCGCGCAGCATGAAGCCGCCGTGGCCTCGTTCGATCCCGAGCGCAACAATGCGATCTATCTCTGCAATAATGTCGATTACATTCGTCGTTTGAACAACGAGGGATACTCCCCACAGACCGAAGCGTTCTTCGTTCAGCGTGCCGTGCAAAAGGGCATCACGAAGATTCGCTCGATGAAACTTTTGAAGGCGGCATAACATGGCCTCAGAAGCATTCATCATTGTCGTCCAGCAGAAAGGCGTCAAAGAAGCCAAAGCCGAAATGGACGGCTTGGCTGAGGCCGGTGGCAAGGCTGCGAAATCGACTACGGGTCTCGGCACCGCTGCATCCAGTTCCGAGAAGCACATCAGTGCGATCCGTGGGTCTCTGGCCCTCATGCGTAACGCCCTTGTGGCGTTGTCGTTCGTGCGGATCATCACTGGCGTGACCGATCTCGTAGATTCGTTCATCAACATGGAGTCGAAGCTCAATCTCGTCACCAAGTCTACGACCGACACCGGCATCGCCATGCAGGCGTTGCTTCAGGTCGCCAACGAGACTCGAGCTCCGTTGGATTCCACGGTGACGTTGTTCACCCGACTTGCCCGAGCTACAGCCGGATTGAAGCTCACCAATGGCGAGTTGCTGGACATCACTCGGTCGTTGAACCAAGCATTCGTTATCTCCGGTGCGACCGCCGATGAAACGCGCAATGCCATCACCCAGTTGACGCAGGGCTTGTCGCTTGGCATTTTGCGCGGCCAGGACTTGCGGTCGGTGACCGAGTACGGTTCCCGTGTCGCGAAGATTTTCACCGATGAAATCAATAGGCAGGGCCTCGCCCGCGACCGCAACAACAAGTTGCTGCCGGGCGAGTTGTATTCTTGGACGCAAATTCATAAGAACGTCCTGACCACGAAGATCGCGGTTGAAGCCTTTAGGCACGCCCAGGAGCCTCTCGCCGCCGAGTTCACCCAGACCTCCAAGACCATTGGTCAGGGGTGGACCCAGCTTACGAACGTGTTCACGATCTTCTTCGGCAATCTCGCCACGAATAGCGGAGTTGTCGCCGGGATCACTGGTGCCCTGGACTTCTTGGCGAAGAACATCGGAGCCGTCACCATCGCAGTGTTGGGCTTTGCCGCTGCCTGGGCGTCGTTGCTCATCATCCGTACTTTCATCGGTCTCGCCGGTCAGATCGTATCCGCGTTTCTCGGCATCTGGCGCGCTCTTGGATTGGTGACTGCCGGTTTTCGTATTCTCGCGGTCACTGTCGGGACCATGACCGGCGCCGGATTGATTGTCGCTGGTATCGCCGCCGCCATCTTCCTCGTGGTCAAAGTTCTCCAAGCTTTCGGTGTCACCTGGGATGACGTTTGGGAGGCTGCGAAGTCCACGGTAGCTGGCATCATCGCTGCGATCCAAGTTCTTGGCGACATCTTCTACAACATCTTCACCGGAATGGCCCTCGTCGCTGTCCGCGCGTTCAATCTCGTGTCGGAGAAGTTTACTGCGTTCTTGAACTTTTTCCGCACGGAACAGAAGAAGCCGTTCCTGCTCGTCGAGCCCGAAGGCCCAAAGAACTTCGGCAGCGTCAGCGAGGACTTCGCGCGCCACTTCGCCGATAGCAAGAAGGCCGTGGACGAGACCATCAAGTTCATCAACAATGCGGTCAAGAGCGGCATCACCGATGACGCGATTGCCGAGTGGAAGAAGAAGCTGAACGGCCTTGCCACCGATGCCGGGGACGCTGGAGACGAGATCAGCAAGAAGGTCGCCGGTCTCGTGAACCAGATCGAGTCGTTCATAGCCAGGGTCAGCCCGCTGTTCGACGTGACCTCGAAGATGGACAAGTTCAAGAAACTTGTTGCCGATCTCACCGCCGAGAAGGGCGGTGCCGCTGCGTTGAAAAAGGTCTTTGACTTCTCGGTGGCGGCTGGTGGCCCCGGTAGCATCGAAGAAGTATTTCGTCGTGTCCGACGTGAAGAGATTGGCGTCGGTAACGCCAGCACCGATCTTTCGGAGCGCTTGAAGCTCCTGAAGGGATATGTGGATGATGGCACAATCTCCTGGGAAGAATATAGCTTCGGAGTGAATGAGGTCAACATCAAGGCGCTCAAGGCCCAGCATGACATCGCCAGCGGCGTGGCCCTGGCCGGATTCGAGCAACAGCAGAAGATGATGAATGAGGCGTCCATTGCCGCGAAGGCGCTCGGAGCCGCCTACGAAGACATCAATGCGATTCACGATTACACCATTGCCCAGCAAGTCCTCAGTGATGAACTGAAGAAGCATCCGGGGGAATACGACGCCATCACTCGGGCGATGCGCGAGAATGAACTCGCTATGCTCTCGAAGAAGACCGATTTTGGTAGTGGCATCCGCCGCGCCGAGATCGAGGCCGAGAAGCGTGCGCTCGACGACGCCACGATTGCTCAGGGCGCCTACACCGATGCGCTGAAGCAAGTGGACGCGCAACATACGTTCGTTGTCACCCAGCGGACTTTGAACGACATGCTCGCGCAGGGCAAGATCGGTTGGGACCAGTACACCGAGTCGATGCGGGCCGCTGAGAACACGATGCTCCAATTCGACAAGACCGCCGAGTCTGGTTTCCGTCAGGGTATCCTCCAGATCAAGGACGAACTCACCGATGCCGCATCCACGGCCAAGACCGCGTTTGTTGATGCGTTCCACGACATGCAGGATGCGCTCGTGGACTTCCTCGACACCGGTCATTTCAGCTTGCAGAAGTTTGCGGGCGATCTCACGCACAATTTGAACAAGCTCGCGGTCCAGCAGGTCTTCGGCCCTGCCATCGGCCAGCTTCTTGGCATCGGCGCCCCCAATACGCCGGGCTCCAGCGCGGGCGGCGGCCTTTTCGGGCTGCTCGGTCCACTCTTCGGCGCCACGGGCCTGGGCGGGCCTGGGGCTGCCCCCAAGGGCACCTTGACCGATCCCCTGCATGTGATCCTCGCTGGCGGTGCTGGTGGCCTGGGGGGCTTGGCATCCCTGCTTCCAAGTGGGGGCGGGAACCCCGGTTCGGCGATCTTCCAGAACGGTAATTGGATTCCCGGCGCCGAGGGATTCCCCGAGAAGATCGGCGAGGCGATCACGACTTCTGGAACTAACCTGACCGGCGGTATCGAGCAATCCTTGACCGGCGCCACCGGGGGCGGTGGCTTCCTCAGCAGCCTCGGTAATCTGTTTTCGCAGGGCGTGTCCGGCATCGGCAACTTGCTCGGTAGCATCGGCAGCGGGATCGGCGGCCTCTTCGGAGGCGGTGGGGGAGGCGGCGGTATCGGCAGTTTCCTTGGCGGTGCCCTCAGCCTCATTGGGTTGGCCGGTGGTGGCGACTTCGATGTTGGGGGTGCTGGAGCCACTGACAGCCAGATCGTGGCATTCCGTGCGTCTCCAGATGAGCATGTCTCGGTCACGACTCCTGGTCAGCAGGCGCGTGAAAATAAGGCTCAAACGAATACGCCAATCCAGTTCACGATGCACGTTCACGGGGTTTCGGATGCCAATAGCTTTGCCCGTGCCGAAGATCAGATTTATGCGTCGGCAATGCAGCGCCTCAGTCGCGCTTCGCGTCGCAACAACTAACGGAGAGCCGCATGACTTCGTTTCATAACGTGAGGTTGCCGGAAGAGATCGAGTCTGGTGCCCAAGGCGGACCCGGCTTTAAGACCACGGTGCTGACGCTCTCGTCCGGCTTCGAGAAGCGGAATATAGAATGGTCGCGTTCGCGTGGCTCGTGGGACATCAGCTACGGCATTCAGACCAAAGATGATGTCGGCAGCGTCATAGATTTCTTCTATGCCCGGCGGGGCAAAGCCTATGGCTTCCGGTTTAAGGACTGGACGGATTTCGAGATCACCAATCAGACCATTGGCACGGGTGATGGCGTTGCCGTTGTCTATCAGGTCTTCAAGAATTACCAAGATGATGGGGGGTCGTTTCAGCGCAAGATCACGAGGATCGTGGACGGCACCCTGAGCGTCTACGTGAATGCGATTTTGAAGTCCGATCCCGGTGACTACACCGTTGACATCGACACCGGCCTCATCACGTTTGGGACCGCGCCCGGAGCCGTTGCCACGAGTGTGCTCACGTCATCCTCCAATTACTCTGTCGGAGAGACCGTTGTCATCGGCGGCAAGACCTACACTTTTGAGTCTCCTGTAACCAATGTTGACGGCCATGTCTTGCGCGGCGGTAGCGAGGCAGCGTCGATGGCGAACCTGCATTATGCTATCAACAAGAGCGGCGGAACCATCGGCACAGACTATGCTCTTGCGACCACTGCCAATGCGTTTGTCACGGCGACCGACAACGGAGTTCATGCGCTCACGGTCACAGCTATCACCGGGGGTGCCGCAGGCAATGCCATCACTACCGCCGAGACCTGTGCCCTTGCGGCATGGGGTCCGAACACCGCGTATCTGACCGGCGGTGCCGACGCCGATGTCACCGTGACTTGTGAGTTTGATGTTCCAGTTCGTTTCGACACTGACAAGTTGCCGCTGAAGGCGACCTGGGAAGATGCTATCGAAGTCCCCCAGATTCCAATCGTAGAGATCAAGGAATAACCAGTGAAGACGATCTCAAGCGGATTGGACACGCATCTCACCGAAGAGGTCACGACGTTGGCCCGGTGCTGGAAGATCACGCGCCAAGACGGCGTTCAGTTCTTCTTCACCACCCATGACGCGAACCTGACTTTCGAGGGAGATGAGTACATCTCCATGAATGGATTCAATACGACGGCGATTACCAGCAGTGCGGCTCTTGACGTGGACAATCTCAACGTGGCCGGATTCTTCGAGGAGGAGACGATCACTTCCGAGGACTTGGCTGCTGGGTTGTTTGACTACGCCGATGTCCGCCTCTTTTTGGTTAACTGGTCTGACATCAGCCAGGGTGCCCTTAAGCTCCGGCGCGGTTGGTTCGGTGAAGTTATTCACACCCCGAGTGGGATGTTCAAGGTCGAACTTCGCGGCATGACTCAGGCGCTCGCGCAGCATATCGGCGAATTGTATGGCCCCGAATGCCGCGCCGATCTCGGTGACACACGCTGCAAAGTTCCGATTGATCCTGATCTCATTCAGCGGCTCACCGCTTACGAAGTCGGCGACTACGTGAAGGTCGTCACGGACAGCGGGGCCTTCGGCTACGCGCAGTACGAGAACCGCGTCTATAAGTGCATTTCCGCAGGCATCACCGCCGATGCCCAGCCGGTTTATGACACCGGGGTGGGCAACACCACGGATGACGGTGGCGCTGCTGGTGGTGGGACTGTGGCTGTCTACACGGCTCCGGTCTCGAACTATACGCTTGGTCTTTTCATACGCATTGACGATTTCCAATATACCTTTGTGACGACGCTGACCTCTTCCTCTCCTGGTAATGTCCTCATTGGAACGACGGTCTCTGACTCGCTCGATAATCTTTTCAATGCGATCACCGGAGGCCCCGGAGCCGGAACCACGTACAATGTCGATACGCCTGTGAACACGACTGTGACCGCGACTGAAGGCGCCGGCACTATCACCGTTGAACTCGCCGACTTCTCGATCCCCGGCCAGAACGTATTGCTCTCGGCTTCCATCCTCAGTGGGACATGGGACGTGGCTTCGCTCTCCACGTCATCGAATGCCTGCGTATTCCAGGCAGTGGAGGCATGGTCTCGAAATTTCACGGTGACCGGCGTTACCGATCATGACACCTTTGCGATCTCGGTTGACGAGTCTCGTGCGGTCGATGGTTGGTTCGACGGCGGCGTTCTTGTTTTCGATGAAGGCCCGAACCATGATAAAGGCTTTGAGGTCAAGACCTGGACAAATTCCGGCGGGGCCGTGAACTTGTACCTTCCGGTTGGTTTTGATATAACTATAGGTGAGCGTGGTCGCATCTATCCTGGGTGCGACAAGAGTTTGGCGACTTGCCGTGATAAATTCAACAATCTTTTGAACATGCGCGCCGAGCCGTACCTGCCAGGAAACGATGCTGCCTTCACATACCCGGATTCGCACTAATGCCAACCTCAGCCTCCTATCTCGCCCGTGCTCGTTCGTATCTCGGGACGCCATTTCGGCACCAGGGTCGTAAGCCCGGTATGGGGCTGGACTGCGTGGGCGTGCTCGTTTGCGCGGGACGAGCCGAGGGCATAGAGGTTACGGACACGCCGAACTATCGCCGCCACGCCGACTGGGCTACATTCACAGCGAAGTTCAATGAGAATGCCGACTGGGTTGGCAATAGCCTCGATGCTCTCGAACCGGGCCGCATAATTATTCTTCGCGACGGTAAGTATCAGACGCATTGCGCTGTCATCGGCACCGATCCCGTGGATGGCGCTTTCACGATTGTTCACGCCTATGAGCCCCGTGGCAAAGTCGTAGAGGAGCGCATCACTGAGGACTGGCGTTCTCGCATTGTCGGTGTCTATAAACTTCGGGGTCTTGACTAATGGGTCAGGTAGGCCAACTCGTTGTCGGCGTAGTCGGGGGCGTTATCGGCGCATTCTTCGGGGTGCCGCAGCTTGGCTTCATGCTGGGGTCGTTGGCTGGCAGCTTTCTGTTCCCAACAAAAGGACCAAATCAGGAAGGCCCGCGTCTTGACAACCTCTCGGTCACGTCATCGACCTACGGCCAGCCGATCTTCATTATCTACGGCACCGTTCGTGTTGGGGGCAATATCATTTGGTCGAAGCCGATCCGTGAACAAAAGACGGTGACCAAGCAGAGCGGCGGCAAGGGCGGCGCTGGAAGCAGCGGCAAGACCACGACCTATGCTTATTACTGGACGGGAGCCGTCGCTCTCGGCGAAGGCCCGATTGTCGATGTCGTGAAGATTTGGACCGATACCAAGATCGCGTATGACCGTACTGGAACTTCGAGCACTGTCCGCAAGCCAGATTTTCGTTTCCGTGTCTACTACGGTGACGAGTTGCAGATGCCGGATGCGGCTATCGCCGCTGACAAGGGCGACGCCAATGTCACTGCTCATCGAGGTATGGCCTACATCGTGTTCGATGACATTCCGCTGAAGGACTATGGCAACCGTGTTCCTAGTTTTACGTTCGAGGTCGTCGCCAATACCGGCGGTGCCACAGCCACGGGCGTTCACGGGATCATCGACTTGACGAGCGGGCCGGTCGCGGCTCCGCGCACTGGCATCCTTGTTCCTAACTGGGTGCATCGTCGGCTCTACAAATTCCGTGACGGCGACTCCGGGGGCATCCATGTCTATAATATGGAGACGCGAAAAGAGATTCGGCAAGCTGCGGTATTCGACGTAGTGGAACCCGATGATTCTTTTAGTCTTGGTTTTGGAGGCGAAGTCGCAGTAGACGATGATGGTTTCATTTACGCCCAGCTTACTAGCGGCGGCGCCAACAGCCGAGCGGTTGTCAAGATCGACGGCTTCTCTCTGAAAGAAGTCGCCCGAATCGGTAGCTCCTCGTCCAATTTGGACCCGCTCAAGAACATCATTACCGGGGATAATTTTTGCGTCGTCAATGCCTATTCCGCCACTGGCCTGAATCGCTATCTTGTGAATTGCGATTACCGAGGGGATGTGCAGTTCATTCACTGCGGCGGCAGCGGCATGACCCTCTCATGTGTTACGTCTGTGGATGAGTTCAAAGCCTATGGCGTTCCGGGTGAGACCCGAGATGGGCGGGCCGTGTGCTATCTTGTCGGTCGCGCGCAGTTTGGCCCGCAATCGACGGAGCCTTTTGGCATCTATCGGATAACGGTGCCGGGCACCGCATATTTGTCGGCGATCACCGACCAGCCTAATCCGGTTTTCACACGTACCAAACTCGGGACTATCTCGCCCACCCAAGTCGTCTCGTGGTGGTCCTATTTCAACAGCTTCGGTGGCTCGTTCTACGACACCCATGAGGGCCGTCTCTATCTTTTGGTGGAGGGTGGCCGCTTCTTCACGACCAAGACGAAGTATCTCGTCCGATACAATCCCGAGACGGCCTCGGTTGAATGGGCGAAGCCCCTCACCGTCAGCTTTTCCTTTACCGCTTACAATGGATTCTATCGTGTAAACTCCGGTTTTGTTTCGTTCGTGGGCGACACAAATTTCGGGACTCACACGAGTCCTGTGCAGACCTTCAATCTTTCGACCGGGGATAGCGCCGAGACCGACCAGTGGGACTTCGAGGGCACGGTCGGTGGCGCCCAGACCTATGATTCTCAAACTGGGGCGATCATTGCTGTTGGTACTACCCTGGCGGATACCGGAGAGACGAATTGCATTATCTACACCGGCAGGGCCTCATCCGCTGGGGCCAACCTTGGTGACATCGTTACGAATCTGTGTGGTCGCGTTGGCCTGGAATCATCTGACATCGACGTGGCCGAACTCACCGATGACGTGGATGGATATGTCATCAACAATCAATCTACGGTGCGCTCGGCTATCGAGCCTTTGGCGCTGACCTTCAATTTCGATGGAGTGGAATCGGATGACACTTTGAAGTTCCTGAAGCGTGGCCGTGCGTCGTCGCTGACATTGACCCAGCCTGATCTCAAATTCCTTAGCGATCAGGAAGGCGAGTTTCTTCGCGAGACGCGGATGCAGGAAGTGGAGTTGCCCGAGCGTGTGTCTCTGGTCTACCTGGACCCAGGCAAGGACTACCAGCAGAACACTCAGACTACTAAACGAATCAGCAAGCCGACGCCTAGCATGTTCTCGGCCAATCAAATCTCGAACACGATTCCAGTCGTGATGTCGGCGTCATTTGCCAAGCAACTTTCCGAGACGCTCCTGTACACGTCTTGGATCGAACGCATTCGCCAGGAGATCGCGATTAGCTGGGAGTACGCGAAGCTCGATCCTGTCGATGCCGTGACGATCAATCTCGACAATGGAACGGTATATGAAGTCCGGCTTACCTCGGTTGACATTGGCGCCGATCTGACGATGGAACTGAAGTCGGTGAACGAGAAGGCGACCTCTTATTCCTCGCATGTTCCGGCTGACGGCGGCGATGGATTCCCGCAGCAGGTTCTTCCTGGCCTGAGCACGACCAAGACTTTCATCATGGACTGCACGTTGCTTCGCGATAGCGACGATACCGGCGGTACTGTGTCGCGGATGTACGCCGCTGGTGGCGGCTTTGGTCAGCCCAATTGGCCCGGTGAGCAAATCGAGCACAGCGCCGATGGCAGCTTCTACAATGTGGTCGCCCAGATTCCGAATGAGTCTGCATGGGGATCGGTGGGGGATGCCCTTCCCGGCGTCACTAATCCTTTTGCCACGGACGAAGATAACACCATCACCGTGTTCATGAACTCTGGTGAGGATCAGCTTGAGAGCATCACCGATCTGGAGATGGTGAATGGGGCCAATCCTGCGATCTTGTGGGATGAGGCTACTGGCAATCTCGAAGTTATCCAATACCGCGATGTCACGCAAAATGATGACGGCAGCTACACGTTGTCTGGTCTCTTGCGTGGCCGCCGTGGTACTGACACTTTCGTGGGTTCTCATGTTGCTGGCGAAACCCTGCTTCTTATCAGCGCCGACACTACGGAATCTTTTCTCCTCGGACTCGGTGAACTGAACGTATCTCGGTACTATAAAGGCGTTCCGTATGGAACGGTCTTCGAGGATGCCCCGTTGAAGATCATCACCAGCACTGGTCGTGATTTGAAGCCCTACGCCCCGGTTAATGTGGCTGCGGCCATTGACGGCAGTGACATCGACTTGACCTGGGACCGCCGGACTCGCATCGGTGGGGCCTTGCAAGACGGCATCGGAACCGTGGTTTTGGGCGAGACTACGGAAGCCTACGAGGTTGACATCTGGAACGGCGCCGGGGATACTGTATTGAGGACTTTGACCTCGACTACGACCACGGTTACCTACCTGGACGCGGACATTACCACGGATTTCGGCTCGATCCCGGCTACGTTGACGGTTACGGTTTACCAGATGAGCGCAGCGGTCGGAAGGGGCTTTGGCAAGAAGGTGACGGTCGATGTCGTGTAATTCTCAGCCAGCTTTGGATCATGACCGCGAGAGGTCTCGCGATTACCAGTCTGTGCTTCGTAGCACACCAGAGGGCCGAGCTAAATCCAATCAGGCCGCGAAGGATTCATACCACCGTTGCAAGAATGGACTCGGCAAAAGGTATCGTGCTCGTATTGCGACAATGGCTCCTAAGAGCCCACGAACTTTGCAGAAGGTTTGCGTGGAGTCCGCGCGTTTTCGCGCGGAAGAGAAAGATATTCCTTTCGAGATCACTGTGGCGGATTTGTTTTGGCCCGTGGTATGCCCGGTGACAAATCTTGTACTCGATTATGAATTGAATGCTTCGGTCGGCTCAGGTAGGGGGGCGCACCGTCCTCGTTCAAACGCCCCATCTTTGGATCGCATCATCCCATCTAAGGGCTATGTGGTCGGCAATGTCAGAGTTATTTCTTGGAAGGCGAACCTCTTGAAGAACGATTGCACGGACCCGGCGGTGTTTGAACGCATGGCCCGGTATATCCGGGGAGAAATCTAATGGCTAACGATCTTGCGCTCCCCCAAGTCGCGGCCAATCAGAATCAAAAGGAAGTCACCATAAACAGCGCCACCGAACAACTTGGTGGCGCGGTGTCCGATGAACTCGCCGTCGATTTGACCTCTGGCAACGTCACGCTGTCATCCACCAACTATCGCAAGTACGTCGCCTTCGTGTGCTCGGGAAACTCGGTTGCTCGCAATCTCACGTTTCCAACCGTCAAGCGTGGGCTTGTCATCGTCGTTAATAATGGTTCGGCGACGATGCACGTCGTCAAGGGCTCGACCTCGCTGCCGGTCATCGCCGGGGCTTCGTCCATGTTCCAGACGGACGGCACTACGGATGGCCTCGTCGAGTTGCAAGCTGCCGGTAACGGCAGCGGCGCCTCCGTTGCGTGGCGCGGCGCGTGGTCCGGCGCGACCACCTATGAGCCCAACGATCTCACGCAGGATGGCGGCTCCACGTACATCTGCATTCTCGAACATACGAACCAAGAGCCTCCCAACGGCACGTATTGGGAACTTTTCGCCTCGAAGGGCGACACCGGCCCGACTGGGGCCACGGGTCCGACCGGGGCTACGGGTGCGACTGGGGCGACCGGCGCGTTCGGCGGCGCCGTCGCCATCGAGTATGAGTTTTCGACCACGACTGCGGATGCCGATCCCGGCAACGGCTTCCTGCGTCTGGATAATGCCACGCAGTTGAGCGCGACTACGATTCGCGCCGACTTGCTCGATTTCAACGGTGCGACCGTCACCAACATTTTGGATGTGTTTGACGATAGCACCAGCGCCGTCAACGGCTTCATTCGCCTCGTCAAGAAGTCGGACCCCACGAAGTTTATTCTCTTCTCGGTCGGCACCGTAGCGACCCCCGCTGGCTACCGCAATATCTCTGTCAATGAGGTCGCGGCGTCTGGCGCCGATCCTTTCGCTGATACCGACATCATCGTCTTGGAGTTCACGGCCAACGGCGACAAGGGCGACACCGGAGCGACCGGCGCCACGGGTTCGTCTGGCGGCCTCGGCACTACGGGCTTGCCCGGAGGTTCCGTTACCATCGAATATACATTCTCGACCACTACCTCTGATGCCGATCCCGGCGCTGGAAATTTGCGACTCAACAATTCGACGCAGGCATCAGCCACCAAGATTTTCGCCGATCTGCTCAATGACAACGGCGACGACTATACTGATCTGCTCGACACCCTCGATGCCAGCACCAATACGGTGAAGGGCGAAATCAAGCTTGTTAACAAGGCTGACTTCCGAAAGTTTATCATCTTCAACATGACGGCGCGGACAACCGCGACCGGCTATCGTAAGTTGGACATCACCGAGATTGCGACTTCGGGCGTCGATCCCCTTGTCAACGACGACACTATCTATCTCGTGTTCACGCGCGCTGGCGACAAAGGCGCGACGGGGGCCACGGGCGCGACCGGCGCGACCGGCGCGGGTGTCCCGACCGCCGGGTCCGCGCATCAAGTTCTGCGGAAGATCGACGGCACAGACTACAATACTGAATGGGCCGATCAGATTTACGACTTCGGCTTCTTCGCTGGCGGAAAGCCGGACACCGCTGAAATCGTTTTCAGGTACGTCGCTACTCGTGCTTTTCGGTTGCCATCGGCTCTTACGGGGTCGCAGTTCAATATCGGAACGAATCCGGCTGCGACCATGACGTGGACGATTAAGAAGAATGGATCGTCCGCATCTGGTTCCGGCGGCACCGTCGCATTCTCCACAAGCGGCACCCCAACGGTTACGTTTGCGGCAGACTCCGATTTTGCAGCCGGGGACATCCTCGAAGTGGACGCGCCGGGGTCACAAGATTCGACCGGCGCCGACATCTTCTTTGGCTTCCTCGCCAACTTGGTCCAGTAAAGGGGTAGCGTTATGGTACAGAAGTTCACGGTCAAATGTGGTGAAGCCTGGATGTTGGCCCAGGCCCACGGCAAGACCGATCCATTCGATAATCTCATTGAAGATGCCGTCTTCGATGTCAGCGATGAGTTCCTGTTCGAGAACACCGACGAGAACGTCGCCGAGATCATCAAGCGCAATCCCGATTGGTGGGGCTCTCCGTCGAAGCTGAGGCGTAGTGCCGAGCGCTATCTCGCGTGCATGAAGTTCAATCTCTACCTGAAGGCCGACATCCTCGACGGCGATCCCAAAAAGCTGAAGACCTTCGAGTCGTTGAAGGACGCGACGCTCGACAAGATGAATGAGACTACGCACATTCCGAATACCTGCCACGGCAACGGCCCGGCAGACGGCCACGCTTGCGTGCGGACCTATGTTTGGCATCGTGACAGCGATGCCGATGCCCGCGTGCATCATGACCACCGGATTCACCACAAATGTAAGAACCATCGCCATCTCGATGACGAGCGGTGCCACGCGCAGATTCAGCACGAAGGTCGTCACATGAGCAATGTGCTGATCGCCGCCGAACAGATGTTCGGGACTCCGGTTGGTGAGTTCCATTTTAAGTTCAACGCGAATCGTGAACTTGAGGTCAGCCATTCGCGTTTGACGGCGGCGGGGATGGATAAGCTCCAGAAGCATGTGCGGGCCACCTATCCGAATACGCCGACGCATGTGAAGCCGCACCCCATCCACAAAGAGGAGTAATATCCTGTGGGTGGAACGTCAGCCATCTTTGGTTTCTCTCGGCCAGGCCTTAGTTCCATAACGACCGGCGGCACGTCTCGCTACTGGCCGCTCGGTGGTAACGGGTTTGGCTCTGCCAGCACGACCGAAGCTCTTGGTCAGATGTATTTCTATTCCAACGGAACGCTGAAGAATCTCGGTATTACCATAACCACGAATACCTACACCCTCACATTCACCAGCCGGATCAATGGGGGCGCCGGGGCTCAGTCTATTTCGCAGACGGGCACTGGGCATTTTTCCGATTCCTCGAATATGGATTCGGTTACGTCCGGCCAGAATGTATACATCAAGGCAGTGACTAGCGATGGCTCCCATACGGTCACCATTGCCGGTGGCGAAGTCGAGTTCAAAGCCAGCACTGGCAGCGGTAATCCGTTCTGCTTTAGCTCCAGCAGCTATACGGTTCCTGTCGAATACCAGTCGGGAGCGGGTTCGTTGTCGGCATTCGCGCCGCTGTACGGTGGCGCCCAGAACACAACGCCATCTCCCACGGAAACGAAACTGGCAGATACCAAGTTGCGGGTATCCGGTACACTTCAGCGTTATCAGACTTACGTGCTGGTGAATACCCGAACGGTTGCCTGCTCGGTTACTTCTCGAAAGAGCACTACCGATCAGAATCAATCGGTCTCGATCCCGAACACCGGGGCCACGGGATATTTCGAGGATAGCAGCAACACCGATACCGTGTCGGGTGGCGACATCTGGAAGTACCATTTGAACGTTACCACCGGCACCGGGACGCTTGGTCTTGCATGGATGGGATGCTGGTTCACGACGACCAATCATCAGTTCGATGTAGGATGCGGATGGGATAAAACTGTTGCGTCTATTTCTACTTCGGTTGACAATTTCTACCCGATTTCTGGCTACGGGGACTCTACAACGACTGAGGCCAATGTCAAGCAAGTGGCGATGTTCGATTTCACCGCCGGGAATCTTCGTTGCACGGTCCCGACAAATTCCTCTGGGACTACGGTAACGGCGGCACTGTCGATCAATGGTTCTGCTGGGACTATGGCCCTGAGCATCACCAATGCTGTTATCGGAGATTTTGAGGACAGCAGCAATCAAGACAGCATCACCGCGACGGAGACGCTCGCATTTAGGCATGGGCCGCCGAACAATTCCAGCTGGATCATCTCCAACATCACGATGACCGGCGATCCCGGCGCTGCCCCACATCGCAAGCGCCGCATCTATTGGTCTCAAGGTGGGTAAGGTCATGGGAAAACATCACCGGCATTACGATCCGACCGGCCATTATTTCGAGGGCGGAAACCTCTTCGAGAGGATTCTTCGGTTCTTCAACCTGCTTGAGCCCAAGCAAATGGTGCTCTCGGTTTCCAAGATTGCGGTCTACTCCACACTCGGGTTGGTATTCTATGCTGTCAAGGCCGGACCCGGCAATATCGAGTTGGCGATGACCGCCCTTGCGGGTTTGGGGGTTAGCACGGTAAACTATGGGTATCGGCGGTACATGCAGTACCAGGAAGGGAATGGCCCGTATCCGACTCCGGCCAAAACTGACCAGCAGCCGCCCGATGACGTAGCTGATGCTGCCATGCGCGAGCTTGGAAAAGGTGGACCGAACAATGAGTAAGACGGGATTTGCCAAAGGGGCGGGACCGGCCATTTCGGGCGACGCGCAAAATTTGGCCGCCGGGCTCCGGCGTTTGGACAAGGTGCTCACGGGCACCGGCAAGGCGTATCTCAGCAAGGGCGATTGCAATCTCGATCCGTCCGTCATTCTCGACAACGCCCGTGTGCAGGTCGTTGGCGCGAACTCGGCGAACCGAACGCTTCATATCCCCTATGTGAATCGCGAAGTCATCTTCTCAAGCCATCCGAACAATCTCTTCGAGTTCGACATCGCCACCGACAAGATGACGATCTCGTTGAAGCCCGGCCAAAGTATCAAGGTGTTCATGGATGGCTTCGGCGGCATGGACGTGCTCGGCGGCTCTAGCGGCGGTGGCGGCCAGGGCCACGAAGGCAAGCGCGGTCCAGAGGGTCCACCCGGTAGACAGGGAGAACGTGGCGGCCAGGGCAATATCGGCCCGCGTGGTCCGCAAGGCAATCCCGGTCCAGCCGATCCGCGTTTCCAAATTCAGGACGGGCGTCTTCTGTTCGTTTCCGACCAAGGAACCTTTGTGATCTCGGCGACGAAGCTCCCCGGCTAAGGAGGAGCCGTTGTCATGTCCGACAATCTTGGGCTCGGTCGAATTGATCCAGCCGTCGAAGGTGACGACATCACCTTCGACGTTGCGTTGGGTCGTATCGACTCTGCCTTCACCAGCACCAAGCGCATATCGCTCAGCAGCGGCGACGCCGATGTAGCCACGGGCTACTACGTGCTGGCCGCGCGGCTGTTCGTGCTTCACTGTTTGGTGCCGGGCCGCGTTGTCAATCTTCCTCCCCTTCGCAAACGCATTATCGTTGCCAGCAGCGGTGACAACACCGAATCATTCGATGTCGTAAGTTCTGGCGGCCAGACCTTCACGATTGCACCCGGCGAGTCCTGGGATGTTTACACCGATGGCCCTGGTGGACGCCTCTCGGTCACGTCCGGCGGCCAGATCGGCGGCCAGGGACCGACAGGCCCGAAGGGAGATCAAGGCGATCCCGGCCTCGTCTACGTCGGCGCCTGGGCCTCGAATGTCGTCTATGAGATCGGCGATGTCGTCAGCGATCTCGGATCGTCGTTCGTTGCCGTCGCCGGTAGCACCAACACCGCTACTTCCAATCCTTCCTTCTGGCGCCTGCTCGCGGCGCGTGGAGACACCGGCCCAACTGGTCCGACCGGCGCTACGGGTTCCGCAGGAGGCAACGGCGCCATCGGCGCAACCGGACCCACAGGCGATGCCGGTGCCACGGGCGCTACGGGTGACACGGGCGGGACCGGGCCGACTGGGGCCACGGGGCCTGAAGGTCCGCAAGGTCCAGAAGGCATCGGCTTCATCTATCGTGGTCCGTGGGAGACGCTCGCCAATTACAATCTCAATGATGTCGTCACGTATAACGGCAGCAGCTTCATCGCCCTTCAAGACAACAGCGGGCAGACGCCGGACGATCTGGGATCGCCGTATTGGTCTGTGCTGGCGCCGAAGGGCGCGCAAGGCGCGTTCCTCACTTGGCAGGGCGAGTGGAGTTCCAGCGTTCCGTACTCCGTTTATGATGTCGTCAAGTTCGGCGATGTCATCTACATTGCTCTCATCGCTGGCGTCAATCACTCGCCGGATGTGTCTCCGACGTATTGGGACATTCTCCTCGAAGCCACGACGTTGCCGCCGGGCGGGCTCGCCGGTCAGGTGCTTACCAAGGGCAGTGACGCCGACTTCGATTTCGTGTGGTCCGATCCTCCTACCGGCGGCAGCGGCGGCACCGGCCTCGCGTGGACGGGCATCTGGTCGGCGCTGACTTCGTACACTGTCGATGATGTCGTCGGCTTCAGCGGCTCGGCGTACATCGCGCTGACGAACAACCTGAATAGCCAGCCGAACACTAACCCGACTGATTGGGATTTGTTCGTCGCTCGCGGCGTCACCGGCAATACTGGAGCGCCCGGTAGTCCCGGCATGGTCTGGCTTGGCGATTGGTCTTCGGTCACGACCTACGGTCGCGGCGCCGTCGTCTTCGACAATGGGTCTTCGTATTTTTGCCAAGTCACGCACACGAACCACGAACCGCCGAATGCGATCTATTGGGACTTGGTTGCACAGAAAGGTGACACCGGAGAGACTGGACCGACTGGCCCGACTGGAGCCACTGGCCCCGCCGGAATTTCGTTCGTTTGGCGTGGTGCGTGGACCGTCACGCCCTATGCTGTGAACGATAGTGTGTCGTATCTCGGGTCGTCCTATGTCTGCATCTCATCGTATACGCCTAGCAACTCCAGTCAGAATCCCGTCGCGCTTCTCGGCTCGCGGTGGAATCTCGTCGCCGCAAAGGGCGACACCGGCTCGACTGGGCCTACGGGTCCGACAGGCGCGACCGGCTCCACTGGTCCGACTGGGATCATCGGGACGTGGCGCGGTGCGTGGTCTGGGGTCACCGCGTATGTGATCGGTGATCTCGTTGAGGACAATGGCTCGGCGTACTATGCCGTCGCCGACAACACCAACTCGGAGCCTCCTAGCGTCAATTGGGGCCTTGTCGTTTCCAAAGGTGCGACCGGCGATACCGGGGCGACTGGCGATACCGGCGATACCGGCCCCACTGGTCCTACCGGCGCGACCGGGGCCAATGGCGCCTCGTCAAATCTTTGGCAGTACCGTGCGGAGACCGGCATCACCACGGGTGATCCGGGTAGCGGCCATATCCTGTGGAACAACGCGACCCAAACTAGCGCCACGGTAATCAATGTCAGTCATCTCACCGATGATGTTTTGGACATCGACGTTTTCCTTGCGTTGATTGATGTCGGCCAGACCTTCATTGTCCAGGATGCGAATGACTCCGACAACTACCAGATTTGGAGCGTCGCAAGCGCCATCACCATTCATGCGAACTCGTATGCGGAAGTTCCGGTCACGCTTGTTTCTTCGGGTGGAACTGGCACGACTGGTTTTGCGAATAACCGCCAATTGTTCGTCGCTATCTTCTCTCAGGGCGCTACCGGCCCGACTGGTCCCACGGGTCCGACTGGTGCCACTGGCAACACCGGAGCGACTGGAGCCACGGGCGCGACTGGTCCGACCGGCGGCGCCTTCGCTATTCAGTATGCGTTCTCGACGACCACGACCGATGCCGATCCCGGCAATGGTATTCTCCGGCTGAACAATGCGACCCAGGCGTCGGCGACGCAAATGTACGTCGATCTCGTTGACAACCTCAGCGCTGCCGATTGGACTTCGGTTCTCGATACCTTCGACCAAAGCACGAGCACGATCAAAGGCTCGATCCGTCTCTTCAAGAAGACTGATCTCTCGCAATGGATTATTTTCGATGTGAGCGCGCGAACGACCGCGACCGGCTATCGCAAGTTCACGATCACGAACTCTGGATCGTCCGGCGCCAATCCGTTCGCCGACGCCGACATCCTGATCCTGGTGTTCACGCGCTCGGGTGACAAAGGTGATACCGGAGCCACGGGCGCGACCGGCACCACTGGGGCCACGGGCGCTACGGGAGCTACCGGTGCCACTGGAGCCACGGGGGCTACGGGACTGGCCGGTGGTCCGATCACAATCGAGTACACGTTCTCGACGACAACTACCGATGCTGATCCCGGTAACGGCAATCTTCGTTTGGACAATGCCACCCAGCTTTCGGCGACAACTATCCGCACCGACTTGCTCGACGATCTCGCGGTTGATTGGACTGCGGTCCTTGATACCTTCGACGCGCCTACGAGCGTCAACAAAGGCGTCATTCGCCTCGTGAAGAAATCCGACTTCACGAAATGGATTCTGTTCAATGTCACAGCGCGTGCGGCCCCCGCCGGATACCGCAACCTGACGGTCGCCGAAATTTCTGGAAGCGGAGCCAATCCATTTGCTAACAACGACACCATCTATCTCATTTATGATCGCATCGGCGACAAAGGTGACACCGGAGCCACAGGTGCAACCGGAGCCACGGGGGCGACTGGTGCCACTGGAGCGACGGGTACAGCCGGTAATACCATTACGGTCAAAGATGAAGGCACCAATCTGACGACTGCTCCGACAAGCATGAACTTCGTTGGCGGCGGAGTCACGGCTACGACCGTTGGTAATGATGTTACGGTGACAATCCCTACGCCGGTCATTCCTAAGTTTGCAGCAACAAACAATACCACTCAGTCGTTCACGACTGGCGTTTCCACAAAGATCACTTTTCAGGTTGAGACCTTCGACACAAATAGCAATTTTGCGACAAGCACATTTACTGCTTCTATTGCTGGTTATTATCAGTTTAACGGCATCGTGCGTGTTGCTTCGGGTTCAAGTAATGTGACGAATGCAACGGCTTCACTCTATGTTAATGGTACACAAACCATTCGTGGCACTGGACAATCCGCAGATACGGCTGCTGCCGCACACGCAGGGATCGTTTCCGCGTTGCTTTTTCTCAATATCGGAGACACTGTTGAACTGTGGGGCAATGGCACGGGCACTTCACCTTTCTTCGACTTTTCGGGGTCCGCCGGAGCGCAATGCTTCTTCAACGGATTTTTCGTCGGCGCGGGTAATGCTTAACTCAGCCAAAGGAGAACGGCACGAGTTGCAAATGTCAGTTGTTATAGATTAGGTTCACATTCAGCACGATGATGTAATTCAACCAAGGAGAATGACTATGACAAACTTCGCTTCAATCGCCGTGGAAATTCCGGAATACGGAATTGCCAGTGTCGTGGGCGGCGTGACTATCACATACCCTGTTATGCCTGTCGATGATACCCGCTACGGGAGTGTAGCGTGGGTGGGGTGCAAAATGCGTCTTTGATAGGTTTTACTGGCGTCGAGCGCAGGCTCGCTATTTTCGTGGGCGGCGGTTATGTGATGGCGACTCCGGCGGCAATCGAAGACAAGATGGGCGGCGGTTCTCTCGGCACCGTGGTCCTTCCTACAGGATGGACTCTGCTCGCGATCATGTAAATGGCGCCGATTACCGGGCATTCTCCGTAAGGTTGCATATATGAGTCACAAAGGCGCATAATGACTCGTATATAAGTCATTAGGAGGGAAGGCTCATGAGTGATCGCATCGACCAGATGATCGCCGTCATCATCAAAAATGAAGGCGACAAGTACACGAACATCCCCGGTGATAAGGGCGGGCCGACCAAGGACGGCATCACGTTGAAGTACGCGCATGGTGTCGGTTTCATCTCGATGGACCTCGATCACGACGGGGATGTAGACGAGCGTGACATCATGCTTGTCACTGCCGAACTCGCGGCGACGCTTTATCGACATGACTTCTTCGAGGCGCCGAGGATCAGTAGACTGCCCGTCGAACTCCAGCCGCAGGTCTTCGATACCGCTGTGAACTCGGGGCCGCCCCGTTCGATTCAGATGCTTCAGCGCACGCTTGGCAAACTCGGCTATCGCACCGATGTCGATGGCGTTATCGGCCCGGAAGTCATCTCCAAGGCCAATGCCGCTTGCACTGCTCTCGGCTGGGCCGTCGTCAACGATGCGGTCGTGGACACGCGCAAAGAGTTCTATCGCGTCATCGTCAAGATGGACCCATCGCAACAGAAGTTCATTCACGGCTGGATCAATCGCGCCGAGTCCTGGTATGTGGACAAGAGAAAAATCGGCTCATAATCTGGGCCGGAAGGTCGGGGTTGCCGATTGCCTTCCCGTGGGGCTATAATGGTGTTCTGAGCAAATCTCCGCAACGGAAGGACAGTATCATGGCCGATGTCAAGAAGGTAGTCGCCGATGTTTCCGCGAAGGCCGACTCCGCAGAGTCCAAGGTCGAAGCCGCGACCGGCATCAAGGGTTCGTCCGGGAATTGGTTCTCGGCGCATCCGGCGTTGCTTGTTATCGTGGGCCTCGTGGTTGTCGCCCTCGTCGTCCTCAAGGCGTGCGTGGGTTAAGGCCCACGTCACAGGATTCGTCCGATGAGCATTATCTCCGGTGGCCTGAGTCTTCTCACTGGTGGGGCGTCGTTCCTCAGTGGTGCGAAGTATTGGGTAATCGCCCTGGCCCTGGCTACGGCAATCGCCGGAGCCGCAGGCTACTACAAGGGATACACCAAAGCTACCGGCATTGCCGAGGACAAGCTCGTAGCCGCCCAGATGGAGATGTACAACAAGGGCGTCACTGCCCAGAAGAATTTCAGCGATCACCAGTTCGAGGTCGCGTCCAAGGACTTTAGCACCCGACTCGCCGCTCTCCAGAAGCAGAAGCAGAAGGTCATCACCATCACCGAGACGCTGCATGATCTCGTGCCGCAGGTCGCGGCCTGCACGGTGTCGCCAGCGGCGATGAAGGCCCTCAACGACGTGGTGACCGAATAATGAACGCGAAATGGTATCTCCGGTTTATCGCGATCATGTCGTTCATGACGATGCTGACGGCTTGCGCGTCCACGCCCGATATTCCGTTGCCGCTGCCTCCGCAGTTGTGCAAACCCGCATCCGATCTCGTGGCGCCGAAGCATCTCAAGCGCGTCCCCGAAGTCGCGACCGAGAACGATCAGTTCTACTCGTTGTTCTTGATGGAACGCGCCGATCACGCCACGGACATCAAGGACTTCAATTCGTTGCTGCGGACCTGCGTCGATTCGACTTTGCCCGAGCACATTCCCGTTTTCGCCGATTAAAGGACTACGCCCGTGGCCGACGACATCAATTTTGAAGTACAGCGCACCCTCGGTCGTCTCGAAGGCGGACAGGAACAGATTCTTGACGAACTCAAGCGGTTGCGTGTGGACTTCAACGGCCATGTTGAGGCCGATGACAAACGCTTTGGCCGGATCGACGCTGATCGCAATAAGGCCAAGGGTGCGGGCTGGGCCATCCTCGGCATCTTCTCTGCGTGCATCACCTTCGTCGGCAGCGCCGTCCTCGCGGTATTCGAGGGCTGGGTGAAGTTCCACTAATGCGCGGCCTCCTCCGACAGCGACAATAAGACATATCCGATAATCTTCGCAGCTTTCGATAAGCTATGCCTTATCGCGACGCTTCGCTGGGGATTCGTCCAACGGTAGGACTCCGGGCTCTGAACCCGGCAATGCAGATTCGACTTCTGTGTCCCTAGCTAAGCGCCGTACTTCTCATTCCAATGAAATTTGCGATGGCAGTTTGAGCACAAAACATCGCACTTTGCGATCTCTGCGAGGATACTGGGTTTTCCTCTACCAGCGAGAACACCGTGCGTAATATCGAAAAGTTTGGAGAATGGATCACGGTGATGGAAGTCCAAGCAGGCCGGATGCGATTCGGGGCAATGCGAGCATTTCAACTTAGCCCTCAACGCCTCGAACCATTCACGGATTTCTATTTTTCGGCTCCTGATTCTTTTGACCTCTGATACCCGATTACGAGCGTACCATCGGTTTTGGGCCTGAAGTTGTTTCGACCGATCTCTCATGGCCCAAAAGATAGCCCATTCGTACCCTTAAGTCAAGTCCGAATCCTGTGTCCCCAGCCAAGCGCCGCGATAACATATACGTTGTCGTCTTCACGGCTTTTGATAACGCAGATGTTGTCGGTGTCGCCGCCGTTATACTCACTTCGTCCATTTGCGGGTATAGCGGCCCCGTATCCGAATCTGGCCTCTTTGTGTCCTGATTAGCTTATGGTGCTGTGCGGTTGCAAGTCTTTGGTGTCGTGCGGTTGCAAGTCTTTTGTGTTTCCCGAGCGGGGTCATTTCTCACTATCCCGTATCTCAGGGACGCGAAAGTTCCCGAGCGGGATCAAATTTGGCCGGTTGTTTGGCCGGTTCCATGTCCGGTTTGAGAAATGCGCTAAAGGCGTAGTCTGGCTACGCTTTCGGGGCATCTTCCTAAACCGGGTGTCCGGTAGAATGTCCGCTTTTGGCCGGTTCTTTGGCGGTTCATCGACACGTCCGGGCGTCATGTCGTCGGCGACGACATCAGAGGCTCTAGGAAGGCCGCTGGCGGGCTCCATTTTTGGGATGGACCACGCGCCGGGGACGGGCCGGACCCAGCCACGGCCCGGCTCTGCCTGGGTTTCAGACCTTCTTGACCATCTTCCAGGCGGCGATCCCGTCGTCGTAGTAGTCCTTGATGGTCTTGGCCCGGTAGAAGCCGTACCGGCGGTAAAAGCGGATGCCCTGGTCATTGGTTGCGTTGACGTGCAGGCTCACGTCCTGGTGCCCCCAGCGCCGGGCGCAGGCCACAGCCTGATCCATGAGCCGCTGGCCCCAGCCTGTACCCTGAGTTTGCCGGGCGACCGCGAGGTTGGCAACATAGGTGCCGATCCCGTGCTTGCCCGAGTTCTCGACAAAGATGTATCCCCGGATGCTGCCGCGCTCGTTAACGAGCACGTACCGGCGTTGGTTGACGGGGTAGCACCGCATCGACGCCCACGATTGCGGGTCGGGGAACGTCAAGTCCAGGCGATGGACCGCCATTGCGTCGCGCTTATGGAATGCTCTGATACGAAGTTGTTCGGTCACGATGACATATCCTCCGGTGATCTCCAACCAAGGAACTGGCACATGCGGGGATGGTCATAGCCACCGACCGCAAGGTATTGGAATTTGGCGAAGCGGCCAATGACGTTTTCCCGGTCGTTCCAGATCGCTTCGCGGTCGGCGTGAGTGAAGCCGCCTCCGATCTCGAATGTGCCGGGCCACTTTGGGTTCTTGCATACGAGCGTGCCCATGCGCTCGCGCGCGACCTTACCGGCCTTCGCCGACGACCGCTTTGCGCGGCCACGCTCATCGCGTGTCTTCTCGTTCGTGTTCTCGAACTCCTGGGTGATGGCGACGACCTCGCCCTCATCGTCTTCCCACGGCTTCACTTTCAACAGGAACGCTTCCTTGAGCGTTGACCGTCCGAACTTGTACGGGGCATCGCCGCGTCGGAGGATCAAGCCCTCGTGACCGGCGGCCAGCGCCACGCCGAACAGGCTCTTGACTTCTTGCTGATTCCTGACAACGTGCTGGGCAATGATCTCGACCCAATCGGGGAGTCCAGTCGGTATCAAGAAGTAGCGGTCATCGTATGTGCCTCTGACGAGGTAGTTGTCGAAGACGAAGAACCGAATCGTGGGTGCGCCATCGTGTGACATCACCGCAGAGGTCGTGGCCCGGAAATTCACGAAGCCATCGGTCACGACCCCGATTTCGCCGTCGAGTCCGTGGGGCAACGAGGACAGCAGCGAGTGAACGTGCCGATTGGGGATCGGCTTCAGCGAACGTGTCCGTGGGCCGTCCGGTGTTACCACAGCGCGGATGCCGTCCATCTTGTAGGACGCCAGCAACGGATACGTGAGCGCCGAGAGATCGGCGGCGTCCACGGCCAGCATCGGCTCGAAGGGCCTGTCCACCGCCTTAGCCATGTTCCGCGACCTCGGCCATCTCGATCATGGATTGGAAGCGTGCGAGCGCGCGTTTGAAGTCTCCGAACTCTTTCTCAACGTCGGGAGCCACGCGCAGCAGCCAGTCGATGTTGCGTTCCTGCTGTGCCTTTGGCAACAGCGGATTGACTTCCTCCGGCCCGAAGCGAAGGGTCTTGGCCGCCGCCTGGACAATGACGCCGAGGGCGATCACGGTCTCACCGGCCTCCTCGATCACATGCGCGAGGAATTGCTCGGGCGTCTTCTGCTTGGAAAGAAACTCGTCGTGTGCCATTTCCTACCCCATTGGATTGAGAGATTCGTGCCGGGAAAGTTCTGTGATGCCATCGCTGTTGATGGCGTATCCTCGCGATGTGGACCACGCCCAACCCTTCTTCACAAGGCGCTGGCCCATCGCCCCGCCGATGCGACCAAGGCCCTGCGCTGACATCCCATAGCCGTTGCGCTTGAGGCCGCCGGTAACCGCGTGGCCGAGCGCCGCCGGGTAGACCTCGCCGTAGTGCTGACCGAGGATGCGAATGTACCGGGCGCCGTAGTCGCGTTCGAGCGCGCGATGCAGACACCGGAGGGCGGCGATCTGTTTGGGTGTCGTCGTTGTCATCCTTCGATGGCCTTTTCGTCCACGTATCGGGCGTAGCACCATGCTGTAGGATTGTCGGGGTCGTGCGATGTAGGCCAATCCCGATAGATCGCAAGGGCGTTGCCGGACTCGTCGTAGAGGATTGGATAGACATCGCCGTCACGACGCATAGCGTGATGGAGATGACAGGCGACTACGCGGCCATCGTCATATCTGACGTAGAGAAGCGTCTCGGTGGGCGGATGGATGTCGTTGAACTCGTGCCAGTTTCGTTCGCTCATGATCTTGTGTCCTTGTTCACGTCCCAGAAGCGCACTTTCTTCATCTTGGAGATCGTGGAGTAGCCTTCGGAGACGGCATGGTGTCTACCGTAATCATGACAGACGATCCGGCGCTCGAAGACGCCGTAGTTCTGGTATTTGAAATCGTTGAGGAAACGCGGGGCGGCGACCGGCAACTTCGTGGTGCCGGGGATGATCGGTGTCGTCCGCTTCATCAGCAGCACCGAGCCGTTCTCGGAGATGTTGACGCACGGTGCCAGCCACGACGCCATCTTGGTGTCGCGAAGCTGGTCCCAGAGTTCCCACTCGGCCACGTTCTGAAAGCTGTGCGAGGCTCGCTCGATCTTGACGACCAGGGACTTGTCGAGCTTGCACGCGAATACGTCGCGACCGATTCCATAGCCGAGCTTCTCGCCGACCATCAGATCGAAGAACTCGCGTGAGATCGCGCTGGTGAAATAGACTTGGCGGACTTCAGAATCACGGGCCATCACAAATCTCCACGTAGATGTCGCCGTGGCAAGCGACATCGTGATCGGGTTCTTTACAGACACAGCCCAGCGTCTTGCCGGTCAGGTCTCGGCGGATGCGCTTCTGAAACTCCAGGTCAGCGAGGACATCGGTTCTGTGTTTGGCGATGACCTCCTCGCGGGTTCCGTGTTTGCCGATGACATACTTGTTGCCGTAGATGCTGGGCCGGGTGATTCTGGTATCGCAGGGTTCGTACTTGATGTTGACGACCCGTGTCATTTTTCGAGGATCGCTTTCGAGGCAGCAGCCTTCGTGACCATGAATCCGTAGAGTGGGCCAGAGAGCCGGTCGGCAATGGCCTTGAGATGCAAGCGCCGCTCGATGCGATTGTGGGTCAGCCCGAAGGTCATGTGCTCTTGCCGGTGCGCGAGCAATTCCTCATTGTATCGGAATTGGGGATTGGTGAGATACCAGTGCCACCATTTCTCCGGGCTCCAGTTCGGCTCGCTCGGGTCTCTTTCGCCGGGCAGACCCGTGAAGTATTCGGCGAGTTGCCGACGCGAATGAATCTCTTCGTGCGCGACCAACTCTTTCGGAATTGAGACCCCGGTCGGATTGTGGATGGTGTCGCCATAGCAGAAGAGAACGCCGGGTTTACGGCAGGCGGCGCCGAAGACCTTCTCGATCTCGGCGATGTTCGGCGGCAGCGTCAACGCGATTTTCATGGACCCGTTCCAATCACGATAGGGTTGATGAAGGCTGTCTCCTCGTCGTTAAGTCCTTGGACCTCGACGGCGCACCATTGTAGGAAGCCCGATATGACCGCGAGCATTTTGCATCCTGACCACGGCTTAACGCATTCAGCCGGTGACCGCACCACGCGCATCTTGGAGAAATACTCCTGAGTGAAATAGCAGGGGCCGCCGACAGCAACGTCGTAGTACGATGTCATCGAAGTTCGTCCCTGATCTTCATGAGCATACGGCCCAGGTGATTGAAGCCGAGGCCGCCGCATTGTCCCCAGAAGGTGTCGCCCCAGTAGTTGCCTTCGACGATTTCACCGTCGATCTCCGCGAGCTTCGCCGCGAGTTCGGAGCCACGGGCGAACTTCTGCCTCAACAGCGCCTCCATCACCGGGAGCTTGATCGCGTCCCAGTCGCGGCGCAGGATGAGCTTCTGGCCGCGTCTCTTGGCGTCTCCCGGTCTTGGGCACATTGCCAACGACGCGAACCAAACCCATTGATGCTCGTCCGTTGTCTTCGCCGCTTGATAGGCGTGCTCGACGGTCGGGTAATCAAAATTGCCGACGCCACGAACTTGCGCCGGGTAGAAATTCGAGAGCCACCGGAACTTGCCGGTGAAACTCTTCACTCCCCCGCTTTCTTGCATCCCAAGCTCCTCAGAAGACGGCGCAGGCCGGAGCGCCGATTCAACAGGCCCCGATAGTCGGAGGGTGTCCCCGGATACGTCGAGTAGTAGGTCTTGAGCCCGACTTTGAAGTAGACAGCGGGGTGCTCAGCCCGATGCCCGAACTCGTAGGTGGTTATCCCGAACGAGATCAGTTCTTCGGCGAGCATCTTCTCGAAGTCACGGCGTTTCAAAGGAACTCTCCGTTCTCGTCCACGCGCTCGAAGTTCTTCAGGCTGAGAATGGCGAAGTCTTCGTGCAGGGCTTGCGGTGACAGCGCGCAGTGATTATCCCGCGAAGTGATGTAGCCGATGACGGCCCGGATGCGGCGGCCAGTGTAGCCGTCGTGGTCGGAGGTCTGTTCCATGAGCACAACGCCGTCACCGACCACGAAGTTGCGGTCGTCCGACCGCCTAAGATCGTGGGTCTTGGCGCCGGTCCAGATCGGATCGAATTGCTTGTGCGATGATTTCAAAAAATGTGTCGTGCTCACAACCGCCCCCTCAAGAATGTCCGAAGCTCGGCGTCGAGCCGGATCACGGAATGATGTGCCGGGTCCATATCCGAAGCCTTGGTGAACTCCGACAGGATGATGTCGCCATTGTCTCCGAGTTCAATCGACAGCGTGGCCTCGCCGATTGCCAACAGGTCTTTCCCGTTCTCAGCGTGGCCCGGCAGGACTACGCCTGGGGTCTTGCGCTCAAAGATGATGTTGTGGTCGATGTCGGCTACCATCAGACCAACTCCTCCATGCCGCGCCAAAGCTTGTGGTCGTCCTCGTAGACGCGGAACCAATTCGGACTTTGCTCACCGCTGAACTCGGCGTTGAGGCTGTCCACAATCTTGGAGGCCAGCGGCTCGTCGATGTCCGTGCAGATCAGGTAGTCGGCCACGGTCTCGCGCGCGAAGTTGTCGGTCATCACGATCTTCATCTGTAGAACTTCTTCTGAATCCGCGCAGGCAGTTTCGTGTGGATACGGCCTTCGCCACGTTTAGGCCAGTAGCCCGGCACGCGGCGTTCGATGAACTCGACTTTCTCAATCAAGTCCGCCCGACTGCTGCTCTTGTGGCAGTAGTCGTGCAGGAATCCGTCGTCGCCCAGGACTTCTTGGATTGGGGAGACGCCGGAGGCGAGCGCGAGCATACCAAGGAAACAAAGCGCGTGCAAGACGATCAGTTCGTACTTGCGACGTTCCATGCGTTTCTTTTTCAGGATGGTGGACGCCCGCTCATAGGGAGCGGCCCGGCTTCCGCGTTCGCAACGCACGCGCTCGCCGATGCCGCGTTTCTCGGCGATGTCGATGGCCTGCCGCTTCGATGTAGCCCAGATGTAGCCGCCGAAGACACCAGGGCGCATCGCCTGTTCCTTCTTGCCAATGGGCGCCCAGTTCGCTCGATAGTCTGTGATCCACCAAGCCATCAGTTTTCTTCCAGTGCGTCTTGGTCGGCTTTCATCTGCGCCCTGAGTTTGACTTCGGATTTGAGACGGGCGAGCCGAAAGGTGTAGATAGTCTTGGCCGTGGACAAGATCGCGGTTATGGTCATGGCCGCTGCGACGATAGCAACGAGCCAGTCTGGGAAGTTGATGGCGAACTCGACGTGCATCAGAGGCTCCCGAGGACGTTGACGACGGCGTTGGGGTAATCCCGCTTCAGGAGCTTCTCGGCGCGCACGGCCTGGGCCTCGTTCAAGATCATAGCCGTGCCTTCGTCCGGCGACAACGTGCAAGTCCGATGTGGCCGCAGCGGAGTTCCCATGCGAATGCCGTTCGGGGTCTTCGCCTTGCGAGGTCGCCCAGGAGTATGCGTCACCTTGAAGCCGGTGACCCGCGAGTACGGACCCCCGTCTTTGCGATGGGCCAAGAACTTCATTTGGTGGGTGACTCCTCGTAGAATTGAGCGAGCTTGTTCACGATCAGGTCGAGCTTGTGATCGACCGGATGGGTGACGATGATCGGCGTCGCCCGCAGGCGCCGTTCCTTCTCGGCGAGGCACAAGGCCCCGGCCCGAATGAGATCGCGCTCAGGCGTCTTCGGTTTCCACCATTCGGGCGACCACGGCCAACCCAGGGGAATGCCGTTGTCATCAACGGACAGCGGGATGACTTCGCCTTCGTAGACGAGGCCGCCCGCGTTCTGGTAGTAGATGATCGCGGCCCGCAGCATCTCACTGCCGTCGTGGGCATCATCGTGCTCTGCGGTCCAGCCCTCGACGGCGATCTGGCGCTTTCTCTCGGTGATGAGCGCGGCGAATGCTTTGACCCTGGCTTCGGCGGCAGCGGTTCTCATTTGCCCTCCCAGAACAAAACCCAGTCCCGAGGGACTGAGCACCAAAGATAGTCCGGCGTCATTTCCCCTTGGAAATTGAAGATCAGCTTGTTCGTCTGGTCGTAGAGGATCAGCGCCTTTGCGGGGCCGAGACCGTATTCCTTCAAGTACCCGGCGACGATGAAGTCGGACATCGGAAACAGGTTGTGCTTGTCCTTGAAGAGAATGGGCTCTCCGGTCGGCGGCATCTCGTCCTTGAACGTGCGCCAAACGAAAGGCCCGCGACGTACTGGCGGGGTCACGATCCGGGGGCCGTCTGGCCGATGTTGTTTGCTCATGCTTCTTTCCTCAAAACTTTGCCTCGCAGGAATCCGCCCTTGCGAACTTCCTTCTCGCGGCGCTGATGTTCGATCTCGGACCAGGGCACAGCATTCAGCGTTGCCAAGTCCATCAACACTTGGAGAGCGTCCGCATATTCCACGGGGTCGGTCATCGACTCGCGGATTTCCTCGGCCTCTTCGTGGAGCTTGCCGATGAGAAGCAGTGGCACCATGTTCGCGGCCACGGGTGGCTCCACGTCATAGGAATTGCCGGTCCTGGCAACGTAGGCGGCGTGGCCCGGATCGTCCTCCGGCCCCAGGAGATCGCGGATGACTTTCATCTTCTTAGTTCCCACTTGCGGTCTTCCTTCCGATGGCATACTTGCGGGCGACGGCGTAGGCCCCGAGCGCGAACCACGCGCACTGAAGTACAAAGCTGGCGTAGGCTTGATGCGCGTAGACGTTGGCGCCGACGAGCACGGCACCGACGATGTTGGCAGCGTTCGACCAGTAGGACGTGCCCGCCAGCTTTCCCGTGGATACGAGATAGTACGCCACGAGGACGACGGCGATGCCGGTGTAACCGAGGACTTCGATCATCCGCCGTATTGCTCCACTTTGGATCGTTCGAGATCGGTGAGCCCATCCTCGCCCTTGATGGTGTTGTCCACCAGTTTAGCCGGGCGCGGGAAATAATGATACCAGCCGATGACAGTCCACGAGCATGTTTCGAGGCCGCCAAAAAAGAACGGCCAGTGGACTCCGAACTTTGCGAACAGCCACCCGAAGTAAGTCACGCACGCGAACCAGAACAAGGCGATGGTTTGGGCCGGGACTTCAACGGCGTTGCCGGTTCTGAGCGCTTTATATACTGACGGAAATGCGGCGATGCCGAACAACGCCCCACCGAGTCCGCCGAGAAGATCAATGTCGAAGTTCATGGTCGTGCTCCCCAGTGCATGATGCCGTTAGCGGCGTTGTTCGAGTAGAAGTGAATCCGATTGTCGGCATCGACTTCGAGATGGTGATACTTGAAGACAACGAACTGTGCCGGTGCGTAATTCTGCGGGCTTCCAGTGCCCCCGAAATAGTGGTGGCCTCCGACTTTGAAGGCGAGCAATCGCTCTTGCTTGTTCCAAGCGCAGAACGTGAGCTTGCCCCAGGAGACGCCGATGATCTCCATGCGACGGTCATTGTGGAGGACGATCTCGGTCTGCATCAGCGGTTCACCTTGCCGAGTACCGCGTGATCGGGACACAGATGGCTGACCAAATAGTATTCGCCTTGCTTTGGGTCATGCACGAGGCCCGAGATAACTTTCCACTGCTTGCGCGTGATGATGTCATTGGCCTCTTCTTGGGACCGCGCATAGACAGTGACCTCGACGCAACAGCCACGGGCCTCATCGCAACCGATTGTGAAGGGAAGCTTGAACGCCATCAGAGAAGTCCCTCGGACATCGCTCGGTTGAACACGTAGTCATCGGCCCGCTTCTGGGTCTCGGGCCGGGGTTTGACGCCGCTAGTGTACTGGGCCTTGAAGTCTGAGGTCACCGTGAAGCGGGTGGCGTAACGGCGTAGACTGGGGGCCAAGGACGGCTGCGCGAACGAGAATTGGTAGCCGGGTTTGAAAATGTGGTCGCCGCCCTCGGTCACAGCTTCTTACCTTTCACGCCATCATTATCACGGACATTGGTTTTTGTCAATGACAATTTGCGCCCCGGCACGAGAATCCTCATGGCCTTTATCATTCCGCGCGGGATCGTGAACAAGTTTGAAACCCGGCCCGTGTGATTGGCATCGTAGCGTCCGGCAATCGCTTGGCCGAGGCACACCGAATGCTTCGACTCTTTGATGAGGTAGCCGACCGTCTGCACGGGATGCGGCTGGACATCGGCGTCGCCGTGGAGAACATCGGTCCAGCCGGTGAACCCGCTGTAGGCGTCATCCCACTCGACAATGACAAGTGGATATACGATCCCGAAGGTGTCGTGCCATGAGTAGCCCTTGGACTTGAGGTAATCGAAGTTCGGGGTTTCGGTGTCGTCGCCGTCTGTGCGCTTCACGAGCCCCTCCACTTGACGATGAGTTGCATTGACGCTTCGTGGTCGATCTCATGCAGCACCGAAGTCGAGAGGCCGATGCGTTCCAGTGCCCGGCTGCGTTCTTCCTTCAGCGAGGCCACGGCCAGCAGCGCCGACTTCGTGGGGTCGTTGCCACCGAACTCATGGAAGGATGACGCACGCAAGGCCGCGATTGCGAGATCGAACTTTACGACCTCGGCGGCGTTGACCGCGATTTGGTTCTTGAGATTGGATATGCGCTTAGCGATCTCGGCCCCGGTTTCGACCTTGGGCCGCATGTCGGCGTAGGGTGCGAGCGGATCACCGCTTTTAGAACCTGCCATCAACTTCTCCCGAGGATCGCGTCCATGATAACCGAATGCTCTTGACTGCCGAACTCCTCGCTTGAGTTCGAGTGCCCGATCTCGCGCATGATGACGCCGTGTTCCTGGTGACTACCCGCGTCGCTTCTTGGGCAGGAGCGCGGCGGCGTCCATGTCTTTGAGCCACTTTTGGAGGTCCGGGTCCGCGAGACACGAGACGACGGCGCCTTTGTCGAACTCATTCACAACTCCCTCGGCGATGATTTCTTGTGCGTGGACGGCAATCGACCCGAGCTTCACGAGCACGGGCATTGACAGATCGGTGAGGCGGCTCATTTAATCAAGTCCCGCACCCGACGCTTACCGACAGGGGTAAGCACCCACACGTAGAGCTTGGTGATGCCGTTGACGAGGGTCTCGGTCTTTGTCACGAGTCCGCTGGCGTGCGCCCAGAGCATGACCGGAGATGCCCCCGTTGGCGTCATCGTCATGTCGCCGTCCGCGAACAACGCCGCGAATGAGATCGTGTTCCTGACTTCGATGTCGGTCGGAACCTCGGCGGCGATCAGCGCCTTGAGACCGTCCTCGGCTCGGGCCAGGGCCTCAACAGCCGTGTCCACATCCACGAGTTCGGCGTCGATCAATGCGGCGTCAGCATTCTCGGAGATCGGTTTGAGCGCGGCCCACGCATCGGAAATGCGGTTGCAGGCGATGACCAAGGCTACGCGGCGGCTCAACGGCGCCGCTCCTGGTAGTCCCAATGCCTGACGCTGGAGATGCGATTGTTGCGGACGGTGATGCCGCCGCGTTCATACGCGACCACCCCTTGCTCGGATGCGGACAGCGCCGCGATCCGCGACGGGGCCTTGCCGTGGGCTCGGGCGACCCCAGTCGAGGGCTCGAACACCGAGTAATGCCACACGGTCTCGTCCACGCTCTTGTAGGCACGGGCTCGGGTCGTGTTGATGTCTTCCTTCGTAGCATCGGGCATCAGCGCCCATTGCTCGATACCGCGTTCCGCCTTTTCCTTGACCCAGGAAAGTTGCAGGCGCGGGTGTTCAGTTCCGGTCATTGGCAGCTTTCCTCATTTTGTAGACTTTGCAGGCGATGTACGCTACCACAATCACGGAGAGGTAGGCGATGCTGAGAACCACTGAGATCGGCATCAGAGAATACCCCTCCACCAGAGTATGGCTGCGATTCCAAGCGCGACTGTATACCCAATCGCGACCGAAGTCAAGACAATTCCGAGGGCGTGGGGATCGCCGCCGGGACCGGCTACGACCGGATGCGTAAAGAACATCGACGGGGACGGAGCCCAGGCCGCGAGTATCATACTCCTGGCCTCGTGAAAGATTTGGATTCCGGGACCGCGCCCATCATGCAGATCAAGGCAGTGGCCGTCATCCCATCATGGAGACCAGCGGCGTATATGACGCGCCCGGCCCAGACCAGGGAGAAGGCATAGCCGGTGACCAATGCGGCTACGGTTGCCGCGACCAAAAGCTTTTTCATTTGCGTTTCCTTCTGGCGAGCATCCGCTCGGCTTCGAGATCGGCCTCGTGAACGGTCTTGACGTTGGCGTAAGAGAGATCGCCGTAGCCGCTGACAGAGTAGCCGATAAGCTGTGCGAGTTGGTTCATGTCCTCACGGGTGAAGGCGTTCGAGGCATAGTGCATCCCGATCTTGTTCATGTCGAAGATGCCGCGCTCACGGCCTTGATCGAGCATCCACGAGATGATGCCGTTCTCTTTGAAACGGATGACGCCGTGGTCATCGAACACGAGAGGCTGATTCGGATGCTTGGGGCTACGCACGAGCCCGCTCATGTCGGCGGCTGCGACCATGTACTCGGACACGATCCGCTTCACGAACTCGGTGTCGCGTTCTCCCTTGAGCTTCTTCATGGCCGTGCGTGAGGCCGCGAGCAAGGCAACGGCGCCGTCGAGTTTCATCATCGCGGCAAAATCCCTGGAACTGCCGAAATCGTCGAGATCAACACCGACTCTGCCCGTTTGGGGTCGGCAACATTGGCGTTGAAATGGAGGTCGCGGGTCCGGCGTTTCTGAAGAAGCGACTCGACCTTGCCGCCAGACGGCGGGTACACGATGTAATCGAGGCACGCATTGCGGAGCGCAGCCAAAGTATGTGCGGCGTCGGCTCTGTCGTCGATGCACCAGCGCATCACCCGGCGGATGTTCCGCTCTTGGATACGCGCGTCTTCAATGGTCGGCACCAAGCGGACGCCATCGTCGGACCAATGGAGGTCGAGGCTCATTCGCCTTTTGCTCCGCAGGTACAACTTACCGGCGTGAATGGATGAGGGCGTCTCAAAGCGCAGTCGGTAGTATGCTCCGGCGACGCAGGATCGTGAGAGCACAGGTGGATGAAGTCGGCGCGGGATGCAGGCAACTCGAACTCCTCGGGGCATGAGGCGCCGTGCTCGCGGACGTTACGAACACCGGCCTTCAGCTTCGTGAGGTCCGTTCGGTAGGTGAAGAGAAGCCATGCCTGGACGAAGCCCAACCACCGGCTCGCCTTGGTAGCGGAGTCAAGGCTATGAATGCGGTCGAGCATCCATGCCATGTGGCGTTCACTGCGGCCCTTGGGGTCTTCAGCAGAGATCACGCCCTTGAAATAGCGAGCACGGATGCGACCGGCCAGCACCTTGGTGGTGCCAAGTGACAGATCGAGGCCGTTGTCGTCGAACGTGGCCGGGGTCAATCCCCGAAGAATCTGCCTTGCTACGGTCACGGCCTCGGCGGCGCCGAGATCGAGATCGTAGGAGGGTCCGTCGTTATACGGAATCCGAATTTGCAGCGCCGGAATCCCCGGCCCGAAGCCGGTGTTGAGCGCGATCTGATAGCCGTGAAACTTGTCCTCGGGTCGGTTCCAGATCACCACTGAGCCTTTAGCTGGGGGTTGCCCTGTGAATACGCGATGGCTCATGTCTCGTTCCTTTCGCATCGAAGGCAACTGCCTTGTTGATGCCATGTATGCGCTTTGCATATCGCGCAGAACTCAGTGACCACGGCTCCGGCCCGAGCCCGGCGATTGACGCACGAGCCGGGTGTCGGGCATTCACACTCGCATTCGTTATCGGGACATTGGCATCCCTCGGCGTGAATGTCAATAGCCGTCATCGTCTTTTCTCATGTCGGCGACCGCCGCAAAGATTTCCGGGAGGGCGGCACCGCAGTCCAAACAGTCAGCGGAACCATCGACGTTGCCGCGTGTGCTCTCATGCGGGCACTTGATCCGAAGCTGCGTGAGGTCGTGTCTCAGCGCTGCGTGGGACGCAATCAGGAATGCTACGGGGTCGTCGCCCGCACCGATGTCGGGAACGATCTCGCGGAGATAGGAGACCACCTTGAGTTCGCTGGCGTCGTAGGGCCTCGCGTCGAAATCACGCTCCATCGGTTTTTCCTCCCGAGACCAAGCGCAGCGGTGTCTTCAGCATTTCCAGCAACGACATCAGATTTTTCGAGGGCTCGCCAAAGCGCGATCTCATGCCGTGGCAGATGTCGAACTCCAACTTCGTGCAGGCGCCGTAGACTTCGTACCACGGGGTATCGCAATCGTACTTGGTGGCGACGAGATAGCTCTCGAAATTGTGGACGAACACGATCCTGCCGTCTTCGGCCTTGTAGCCGATAGCCGCAATCCGGGCCTTGGCAAACGCTACCGAGTCCGTGAGGATGATGATCGCCATTACTTTCCTCTGGGGCCGGTGCCGACCAAGTGGACCGTACCCGAAAACATCTTGGCGTAATCGCAGGCGTTGCCGACAGCCATGTCGTGAGTGAACCGGCAGCCACCGTAGTGTGCGGCGTTGAAACCTTCGGTGTCGTGGTACTCGACGTAGGCTTGCGGCCACCACCGAGGCTGAAATCCCCGAAGGCCCTGGTGCTGGAACCAGCCGCGATTGCCGAGCCAGATGATGAAGCGGGCTATCAATCGTTTGGCCCCGGCATTGCCCCCAGAGACCTGTAGTTCCGTTTGGCCTCTGGCAGCAGCTTAGCGGCTTCGTAGATCGCCGGGACGACGTGCCGCTGGAACGCACCACCGCCGTTCGTGAAATGGGTTTTGAGGGGCCACGGATGGCGACGGCTGTTGCACGGAGAGCATTCACCGCACACGTCATCATACATGCGTCCGTGGATGCGTTCGATGCGGTCGCCGAGGTCATGCCATCTTGCATTGAGGTCGAGCCACACGGCGCCGCCGGGATTGGCCTCGTCGAGTCTGCGCGTGATATGGTGCCGAGTGATCTTTGAGTCCACGTAAACATGCAGTCCGGCGGCATAGGAGCAAGCCATCGCCTCGGCAACGACTACCTTGCTTTCAAGAAGGGCAAGAGCCCGCGCGACCACTGCACCGTGGTGCTCGATCACGCGGGCTGCTACCTTCTCCCCAATGTCAAACAGGGCTTGCATTAGTTGTCGTCGCCGCCCTTGCCGTTGTCGCCGTCGCCGCCACCCTTGAGGGCCTTCTCCAGCCCCGCGAAGTCGGCCTTGGTCAGTGCCGTGTTCACGGCGGTTGTCAGCTTCTCGACCGCCTTCCTGGCCTTGCTGATCTCGCTCAGCCGTTTCTCGGAATAGGTCTGCGGCAGCGGCGTGGTGTTCGGAGCCGAGAATGCCTTGGCGCCGTCCGGCTTGTTGATGTCGTCATGTGCCTTCGTCAGCGTCACGAGCTTGTCGAAGCCCTTGACCAGAAGATCGGCGCGGCGACCGACTTCGCGCTCGACGAAAACATCCACGACACGATCCACGAGTGGACCTTCCGCTTGCGCCGCGTCGATGCCGTTTTGGACTCGCGTGAGAATCGTATCGGTAGTTGTCGCCTTCGGCTCTGCCGGAGACTGTGTTTCATCGGCCATGTGTTGCTCCTCCCAGAGCGGTTGGTTGAGATGATGACGCCTCTATACCAGAGGCCACCGTGAAAGTCAAGCGCTAATTGTCGTATGAGATGTCGCCGGACCCGAATGGATCGAGGATGCGATAATTGCGGTAGTCGATGGCCCGCAGGATGACGGCGCCGCCGTTGACGGTGAGGGCCTTGTGCTCATAGTGCACGGTCCCGCCTTCATCGTCCGAAGTCACCTTCAGCAGCGTGGCGACACAGGCAACCGCGTAACCGGCAACCCGGTCATCGTAGGCGAAGCGATAGCTGCTCCCGCCATTGATCTCACGCGATTTGAGGAGACCGCCAGGAATCGCGCGGTAGGCTTCTAGCGACATCTCGACACGAGGCATCGCCAAAGGCGCACGTAGCAAATCACGAACGGTGATAGAGTTGTCGAGAACGCTCATGTCGTCATCCTCCCTGTTTGCGGGTAAGCCAAGCATGATCGCTTTCGTAATCGGGATGATCCCGAAATGCAGCTTCGATGCCCGTCGCGAGTTCAAGCGAAGCGGTGTCGTCCTTATTCCGAAGCACCCGGCACCGCCGTTGTGCCGTCTTCATCGTGAAGTCGCCGCGATACTGCTCGGCGTTCGACTTGTCACAGAGCTTCGTGGCTCCGCGCTTGTTGACGCCAATGCCACCGACGATCTCGTCGTGTCTCCACGAACTTTTCCATTCGTCGCGGACGTAATACGCGCGGCGCTCACCCCGATGCTGGAATGTGTGTAACCGGAATCTCGGGTAGTGCTGCTCCCTCACGGGGTCACCGCCACGAGCCGGTCGAGTCCGATTGCCACTTCCAGCACCTTCATGCCGGGGTAGTCGTTGCGAAGCGAGATCGACGCCATCTCCCGCCAGTCCACGCCGTTACCGCTGGCGTCGAGGTTCACTTCAATGTCCCGCGTCTCCTCGGAGTAGGAGGGCAGGCGGTCGCTGTGGACGACGCGCGTCTCTGCATTCGTGATCGCGGCGATTTCGCGACGCACGGATTCGACGACCGGCGCCGAATAGTCCGCCATCGTGTTGAGGCCGTAGACGCACTGGAACTCCAATTGGTAGAACTCGAAGAAGCGAAGTTTGGCGGCATTCGCGCCCTCGGACGATTCCCGGCGGAAGCTCTTGCCCGCCTGATAAACGCAGACCGGCGGCTTGGTCCCGTGAGCGAGCAAGTAGCCCGCATAGAGATAAGAGGAGGCCGTGGTCTCGGCTCGGAGGCTCACGCCTTCGCCGCCGAAGCTGCCTGATGTTGCCCACAGGTCGCTGTCACCGTACTCCGGCGAGATGCGAGACTGCGGCGTCAGCAGCGGACCATCGACCCGATGAAAGGACCATGCGCGATTGAGTTCGACCAGGGGCTCACGCACGGCAAAGACGAGGCGTGGGATGAATCCCTCGCGCAACGCGATCTCGCGCTCAGTCCAGAAGCGAAGCTGGCCGGTGTTGTAGAGCGCGTGGCTCACGGCTTTGCCTTTGGCTTGAGGAACAGCGCTTCGAGTTGATCGAGATTGTTGAGAATGATCCTGATCGTCCCCTTCGCGATCTTCGAGTTGTCGTGCAGCAACGTAACGATGACCTCGCGTTTCAGCCGCGAAGCACTCAGCTTGTGCATGGCCGATGCCAAATCGACGATAGCCGTCTCCAAGACTTCGGTCGGCAACGGGACATCGCCGGGTTTCACTTTGATCTGGCTCATGGATTCGTCCTCTGCATCATGATCTTGGTGCCGTGCTCGACAATGCGAAAGCGAGGCCGGTCATGGTAGAACAAAAGCTTCTGAATCGCCAGGGCCTCGACCATCGTCTTTGGTGTCAGATCGCCACGAGGGTGGATGACGAGGATGTCATAGCCCTCTAGTTTGGCCGCGTGCAGAAGCCAGTCTGATCTCGTGGCGAAGATGTCGGCCATGCCCATCCCTAAACGAAGAAGGCGGACTCTACCAGAGCCCGCCCTCGATGTCAAGAACTATTTTCAGCCAGCGACTTCAGTTCACGAGCCGAGGCGGCGCCCCGTTGAACTCCAAGGTCAGCACGCCGAGAGCCGTGATCTTGCGGATGATGCTAAGAGCGTCTTCGCGCCCCTTGGGATGGGGACCGGCGAATGCGGCCTTGGCCTTTTCGAGATAGGCTTCCATCAGCAACACGCCTTCGCCGACAGTGACGGTGGTACGGTCGGTCTGTGCGTTGCCCTTCTGCGCGTCCTGGTAATCGCGTTCGCTGTCGATTGCGGCGTAGACCTCCGCACGGGTTGCAACGAAATTACTCATGCCATTTCCTCCTGGGTTAGAAAAAGACGGAGACCGGAATGCTACCACCCGATGCCCCCTACTCAGCTAGGCCCCCGCTTGTACTTCGCAGCGACCTCTCCGCATTCAAGTTCCTCTCGTTGCCTACCAGTTCAACCGGGTAGCGATCCACGGCTCGTAAGGGCTGCGCTCCGAGAGGAGTTCGCTATTTAATGAACCACGTCTTGATAGCATTCGACGTGATCGAGATCACTTCATCGGACGTAGCCTCGCGGGGCTCGGCGCTTACCCAGGCCGGACCCTGCCAAAACACGCGAGCGTGCTCGGTGTCGGGATTGAATGTCCGGTCGATGAGAGTCACGGTCCCGTCTTCCGGCGCGCTCATGTGAATCTCGTTGGCCGCCTGCCGATACCAGTCACCGGCTTCGTAGAGTTCAACTGGATGCTCGAACAGGCGCACGGGCACGGGATCGGACTTCACGCATCCGCCGGGGCCACATTGAATCGTCTGCTCGTTATAAATGTCTGAAGATTGCCCCAGCGTGATACCGCTATCGACTTCCTTGGTGTACCGGATGTTGCGAAGCCGACCGGCGATAATCAGTGACGAAAAGTCCCACGGGTGATCGTGATGCAGCGACACCTTCGGCACCCCATAGCGACTGTCCCACACATGCAGCCGCAGGGCCTTGTCGGGCATGTACAGCCGCAGCATCCCGAAACCTTGCAATGACCATTGCTGGCCGGAGCCGAGCGGCGCCCTGAGAACGCGCTCGACCAGGGAATGGATCATCTTGAACTCGGATTCGCTGCTACTGCCGTGAGTGTAAGTCATCGTTTCACCTTCACTACCTTTATGTGCGCGGCTTCTGCTCGCCGGATCATGTCGTCAGTTCCGGTCCCGCCTGGGAATGCCGCAACTACATCGGGGGCACCGACATCGACCATCTTCTGGTTCCGGCGGAAACCGGCGCGAGCATCATACTTCTTGCCGTCCGCTCGGGTTCGGATCAAGGCGTCAGCGTGCGTGAGATCGTCCCATGCCGCCGGGTACGCCTCGAATGGAATGCCCCTGGACTTCGCCCACTCCCGACCGAGGGTGTCGGCGCCGGGCGCTTCACCTTCGATGATGACGCCAATGGGGTTGGCCGCGTGTGCGAGATCGAGGACACGAAAGACGCGGGCTTCATCGTTGTAGTCGCGACCGCCACAGACCAAGACCCGCCGTCCGCTCATCCCAACCCCTTAGTGCTGAAGCCTACCAAGCGCCCGGTATTGCGCTCGATCTGAACCGCACGGTCATCCCAGAGTTCAATGAGATCGTAGTCCTTCTGATTTGTTACCTTGAGGCGAACGCCGATGTGCTCGTGCGTCCAATCTTGGATGGCCTTGATGATTTCCTCGCGCGCATCCTGTTCGTCATCGCAGACGCGGGCGGTCATTACCCGGACCTCGAAGCCGCCTGCAATCCACGCCTTCACGCGCACAATCATCGCGGGGATGGGCGCCCCGACTACATGAGGCCGATATGGCTTCTCGGTGTCGTCGGCAAGTGTGCCGTCGAGATCAACGCCGATCCACCCCCGTCGCGGCGTTGTGCTCACTTCGGCCTGCCGGTCTTGTGGTTCCATCTGACCATCTTCGCGAAGACGGCGACGAAGCGCTTGGTGCCAAACGGGACCGGATTCCACGAGTTGAGATTGAAGCCCCGCGCCTGCATCCGGGCGCACCCGGCATCGAAGCTCTTGATGTCGCGGTAGCCCACGACCTTGTAGCGCGATCTCCGGTTCATGAGAAGAACCTGATCTTGATCGCGGCGGCAACAACCGCCACGACGATGATACCGCCGAACACGACGGGAAGCATTTGGTCCATCAGCTTTCCTCCACTTGCTTCTTGCGGAAGTCGAAACCCCGCTGCCAGTAGTTGACAGCGGCGACTTCGGTGTATGGGGCCTTCGGCGGGGTCCGCCCGTCTTTGGCCCCGGCCCAGCGGTCATATGCCGCCGATCCTTCACGTTTCCAGACCGCGTGCTTCTTCAGCGTCGCCGACATCTCGTCAAGCGCCGCCGCCAGCATGTCGTCATGCGCGGGCCTATCGTCGATCAGCACCCCACGGTGCTCAGCGTCCAAGAGAATGGCGTTGCACGCAATCGCATGGCCCAAGTGGTGAACCTCGGAGTCAGGAGCGAGCCGCTGGCCTTCCCACCAATCGAGGACATGGCGAATGGACGCGGCCACATAGATCGACGCGATCACGGGCTTGTCCCGCCAATTGTACGGGCCGTACTTGTCGGCGCCGTCCATCATCGCCATCGCCCCCCAGGCGTAGCCGATGGCCGGGAACTTGGAGAAGTCCACTTTGACGGCCCCGAACAGGTCTTTGGGGTTGGCTGTGGTCGCCTTGGACTTGGCACCGGCCACAGGCGCGTTATCGCCGGTCTTGGCGGCCTCGGCGGCTGCGAACACCCTGGCAATGGCGACGGCATCGTCGGGCTTCACGGCTGTCCCGAGAGGCGTGGCCCGGCCTACCACGAGCGGGCGCTCGGGATGGGTAGCACCATCACCCGGCTGGGCTGTCACCACGTCGATGCCCTTAGCCGGACGGGGCTGGATCATCTGTCGGCGGGTCTCACCGCTGGAATCGAGTGGCGGAAGATCGGAACCGTCCTGGGCTCCACCAAATTCGTTGATCCCGGTCATCGTCATCCTCAATCGGCTTCGGTCTTGGGCGCGTCCCCGCCCCGGTAACGACTGCGCGATTGCCGGAGCCGGGACGGCTCCAACCGGATTTCGCGCGCAAGCTGGTGGGCCTCGATACGATTGCGAGGCACGGCGTAGGTGCCGGGTTGCCGTACCGAGGTATCTGGCGTCGCCATCACAGCGAAGGTGTCAGCAAGCTGACGGCGATGTCGGCGGCGTTCTCCAGCGACGGGACGATGTACGGCGCGCACGCCCGCAGGAACAAATGGTCGTTGGGGTTACGCCAAATAATGTGGCCCGCAGGATCGAGCTTAGCCGGTTCGATGACCATGATGATCGGCTTGCGGTTTTCCAGGGCGATGCCGAACTCGACGGCGGTTCCCAGTGACGGGATCGTCGCCCCAAGATAGCAGGCGATCATGGCATCGCAGGACCGAACGTCATTGCTGTCGCGGGCGAGGATGCCGTGAGGCGACCCGAAGCCTTGCAGCGACGAATAGTTGGCGACGCCGGAAATGCACTGTTCCTTCTCCAAGAACTCTTTCTCGCGCATCGGCGAGTAGCATTCCAGGTGGGTGGCATCGCGGTCGGCGAGCATCTGGACAAAGGCTTTGCGCCAGCCAAAGCGGGCAGCGTTGTAATCGCAGCCGGTAATCGGCCCCGCAAGATACAGGCGTTTCTTCTGAAAGCTCATTCTTCTTCTCCCGTTGAATCCTCGTCGTCGATACCGGCCATTGCCTTCTCGTTCTCGGCGACGTACTTGGCCGCTTCGAGCGGCGTCAATTCATCGTCGTAAGCATCACGCCAAGCTTCCTTGTCCGGGCGTTGCCAGTCCTTCCCCATGATCTTGAAGAAGCTGATCTCGCAGGACTTCACGTAGCCGTCGTATGACTGCGGAGACCTTGCGATCTCGCCGGTCTTTGCCGTGGGAATAAATCCACGCTTCGACGGCGGCGTCGCCACGAGCCCGAGCTTGTTCACATCGCGGACGACTTTCTTGGCGCCCTTGCTGGCAACTCTCTTCTTGGCGACGATCTCAGGCATATTGAGGCAGCCTCACGATGCGAAGACTCTTGGACTCGCGTCTCTGGATGACGACGTTATTCCCAGTCATTGGCTTCTCGGGATCGACGGCCACGAACTGGGAATACCAGCCTTCCTCAGTGTCGATTTCCTTGACATGATTCACCACGTTGTCGCCATCGTATATCATCAGGCGATGCCAGTCAAGCGGAATCCCATAGAGCCCGGCGTCGCGGTCGGGAACGCGGGCGTATGTGATAGCCTCACTCATGTTGGGTCTCGTCAGCCTGATGGAAATGCGCGAACTTGAAATCCCGTGCGAGCACGGCGTCGAGAGCGTCGCGGACAAGATACGCCCAGCCCATGCGCCGAGCAAATTTCTCAACGCCGCTGACAACGGTTTCCCATTCGACCTTGCGTCCACTGAGGAAGCTCTTGGCAATCACTCGGTAGTCAGAGATCGGAGCCATATCGCTTCGGTTTTCGAGGACGATCTCGCCGATCTTCTCGGCGCGCTTGGCGTCGCCGGACGGCAGGAAATCGACTGTGATCCGAAGGCTCATGGAATTGGAATCCCACGTTTCTTCATCTCGTGTTCGCATTCGCCGCAGCGCTCATAGGCCCATTCACCAGGACTGCCGCCGTGGCCGTCGCCCTCGCGGGACTCGTCGAACTCCGCAGCCACTTCCTTGAACTCGGCGATCAGATCAGCATCGTCGAGATCGGCAGCGTGCTTCTTGTTGCGTGTCGTCAGCATCAGACTTTCTCGCGGATAATCTTGAGACCGTCTGCACGGATGACCGCCGCATGGCGCCGACCGGGCTCAATCTCTTTCCAGATGACAGCGTATCTCTTCACGAGATCGGCCTCGATCACGTAGGAGCCGTGGACTTCGGAGTCCGGGTTTGCCTCGTCGCGGATAATCACATCTTGCCAGTCCCCAAACCCGACAGCGGCATAGGCATCGGGCGGCGTCGCATTCCATTCACCACCGAGGCGACGAATTTCCGGCTGGCTCTTACCGGCATCGACAGCGGCGTTGAAGCCACGGACCATGCCCGAGGACCAGCCGAGATCGGTGTAGATGGTGACGAGGTTGGCCCGGCGCATGATATGCCAGCCCAGGCCCATGCCGAGTTCTCGCTCCTCGTGAACCTCGTCACGAAGGATGCCGTCCTGGGTGTAAAGCAGATGTGATGCGAACGGGGCCTCACCGCGAAGAATGCTGTCGCGAATCGCAGCGCGCGCATAACGGATGTTGTACGCCTGGGTGCCCGGCCCGATACCGCGCACATCTTTCAGGCCCATGAACGGCGACTCGACGATCACAAACGGCTTGATCTTCGCCGGATCGTCGTCGGGATGATTGACGCGAACGCCAGCAGATTTTCCGATGATGCCTTCCATAGTCCTCGCCTTTGGATGCTGCGAGCAATCGCAGGGCTTTCCGTAATGGAAAGCGCAGTCTACTTCGTGGCCGCGTTCGAGCGAGGTCACCGCGTTCTCGACGCGAACCGTACCGGGGTTCAGACGAACGTGCTCAGCGACATCGGAGGGGCTGTCGTGCCCCGCCGGGAGATCGACGAAGTAGAAGAAAGGCGGACACGACTTGCCTTCCTTCGTACTCGCGCGATGAAAGATGACCTCGGTCATTGGGACTACCGATTGACGACGATTTTGCCGGGCACGAAATCCGCGTTCTTCGTCTCGTCGGATCGCTTGAGCATGATCTCCTGAAAGCCGATGTGCTTTCCATCCTGATCCACGATTTCGACCAAGCGCGTGTAGTACGGAGTGTCGTAGCAGTCTCCCGATTTTTCAATCTGAGCCGCTTCGTAAGCGACGTTCACACGGCGCTTATGCTCCAGAGCCACGTCCAAAAGGACGCCGTACAAAAGAGGCTGAATCCAGTACCGCAGTTCTTCCTTGATCTGGCCGGTCTTGACCAGTTCGCGCGGAATCTCCTGAATGAGTCGCGTCAGCGAGTAATTCAGTTCCCCCGCGAACGCGGCCTCGTAGCCGTGGCGCCCAGCAGCGGCGACAATCGCTTTCGCGAGTTCGGAGATGGCTGGATTCATAACCGCGCGGTCGTCTGCAAGACCGGGGGTCTTGTCACTCGGAACGTATGGCATTTAGCCCTCCAGGGTTTTGGTTTGAAAGACCGGCGTGAACGAACGCCGTTCGAGATTGGCGGTCCAGACAATCGCGCGGATGCCGCTGGCGTTTGCCCGACGTTCGCCGGTTTTCCTAATGAGTCCATCTCGTGCGAGTTCGGAAACGCGCGGACGGATCGAGAGCACGGACTTGCCGAGCTTGATCGCGATTTCGTCGGCGGTGAAGTCCCCCTCGCAGAGAACGAGTTCGACTTGCTGGGTAAGGATGCCACCGTAGTAGCGGCGCGGCTTGGCCGCGACTTCCGCTGCAAACACGTCACTCATGTTGGGGCTCCGTCCTTTGGAATCTTCGGCTCATCCTTTGGCCTCGTGGGAACGATGGGCTTGCGCGTCCATGTCCCGCGAAGATTGAATCCGATCAACGATGCCGTGAAATAACTCTGACCGTCGTCGTCTGCGCCGCATTCAAAATCGGCGAATGACCCGAAGTTGTCCTCGAAGTCCCATCCCCACGAAAGGGAAAGCTGGGCCATGTCATCGAAGCCCTTTTCATTATCCGTGCTCGCGACTGACGCTCCGACCCCGAAATCGAATGGGCCGGTCTCGAAAAAAGCAAACACGTTGAGGGCTGAGTACAGTGCCACGCTTCCTCCCAAGTAACGACATTGGGCGCACGTATACTATAGGCCGTCGCCAAAGTCAAGCGGTATTTACGCGAAGAACCGCCCGGCCCAAAAGAATGCGATGCTGCGCTTTCCGTTCTGGTACGTGATGATGTGCGCGTGCGTATGCGACGACAAGCCGTGAACATATTCGAGGCGACGCTTTGAGGACGTGCCGCCCTGGTAGGCGCCGCCTGTGATCCTCGGGGAATGGCTGTGTCCGCCGTTGGCCTTGCGTCCGCTGTTGGCGATGGCGCGGGCCGATCCCCTGGCGCCGTCCGCACCCCGGTCGAAGTGAAGGCCGCATTCAATGCCGCCGCCCGCGTCTTTGCAGATGATGAAGCTTTCGTCTTCGGGCAGGAACGAGACGCCGAGCTTTTTCAGCTTGGAGGTCCACCCGACCAACTTCATACCTTCGACAAGAACATCTGCCTTGACGCCGTTGACGCGCTGCCACTTGAAGACGGCATCGTTCAACGCCGACCAGAACTCGGCATTCACCGGGTCTTTGCGCCCATCGACCTCGGTGAGCCAACGCTCAGGATGCCGATCATGATTCGAGTTGACGACAATGGTCTTCGTGAACGGTCTCGCCGCGTGTTCGAGAAACTTGCCGACATCATCGAACTCGGTGCGAACGCTTTCTTTGTGCTCGATATAGCGAAGGTGCATCACATGCGAGTTCTTGATGTTATGATGGCCGCGACGGCTGAAGTCCAGAACGTCATGGATGAACTGGTACTCCGGCTGGAGCATATCCACAAGGCCGCCTTCGCCCCATGTGGCCGCGTCCACTTCCGGGTCAATGTTGTCAACATGAACGTCGCCGCCGGTCAATGCCTTGATGCGGTGACCATCCGTGACTTCTCCATCCTTCACCCGCAGCGTCAGATGATAGATGGTCCCGGTCGAGTCTGCGTTGATCTGATGGGGCCACCAATTACCCTCGGAATCGACTTCGATCAGCAACGCGCCATAGGCGTGATGAAACTCGGCCTTGAGACCGGCGGCGCGCTGGATATAATTGCGAAGCGTGACCGTGCCGGTCGTGAAATTGAGCTTCGTGCCCTCACCTTTCATCGCCGCCACCGGCTCCAAGCCGATGGTCGTGTGCGGGAGGATCATCGACTTGCGGCCCGTCAACACCTTCTTGCCCGCGAGCGGATTCGCCGTCGTCGGGCTTTCATTGGCCTCGCCGCAGAACACGAGACCCGGCGCGACTTCCATGCGCTGGTCCATGAGGAATGGTGTCAGCCGGTCATCCCATTTGAAATCGCGAACGGCCTTGAAGCGTTCGTTGTTCATCCACGCTGCTTTGTCGCCGCTGCCGTCCTTGTAGTAGGAGAACCGCGAGACGCAGATGCGCGCATCGTAGTGCTTGGCGAGGGCCTGAAGATTTGTCCAGAAGCCCTCATGCAGATTGGTATTGTTCTGGGCGCATGTGAAGAAATACCGATGGATTTTTCCCTTGTGCGGAAGCGGCGCCAGCTTCTTCGTTCGCATGGCCTTGATCTTGCCGCCGCGCCGTGGGCGACGACGCTGAGGCTTGTAGTCTCCGTTTTTGACCTCGGCGATGTGCTCGCGCGTCTTCCGGCCAGGACGAATCGGCTCGATCAATTGCTGGATCAGTGCTTCATCGTAGAGAGCGTGGACTTTTTTCCAGCCGGTGTTCGTCTGCCGAGCGACGGCTTTGAGGCTGCCATGCTTTTCGAGCGCGCGGACAAGTTGCTTCGGCGTGGTGATGGTCATGTGAATTTCCTCTGATAATTCGGAAGGATGCGAGCCTTGGCAGCGTCGAGAACTCGACGGCCACGAAACGTGACGACATACTCACGGGGAATAATAGCGCGGCGGCTACGGTCGAGCTTCCACGCAAGGCATTTCCATGAGCGAAGTGTCTCCATCATCTTGATGTGGGCTTCGCTCATGTAGTCGTCGTTGACGGTGAAAGCCATCTTCTGCCGCGCGAGCATCTCGGCGTGTTGCAAAATCTGGAGGTACATAAACGGAATCCGTTCAGCCACGGTATCAACCGGCGTCCGCCACGTAACGCGCGTGTAAGGGAGAGAGGCCATCAGTTGGCGGACCTGAGTTTCTGGAAACCATAGTACGCGATGAGCGCGGCCTCCGCAACCCCAATCGCCTGGGGCTTAGTCCAGTGTCCCCGTTTCGGTGCAAAGAGATCGGCATAGGCAGGGAAGAGGGCAGAAGCTTTCGCGACCGCCGGGCCTTTGTCGCCCTTCGGCGCCCGCACGCCCATGTCACCTTTCCACTTGACCGGCGAGATCATGGTGATGGGAATACACTTGGCGGCGACGAGCCCGCGCATGAACCCGGCGCTGTATCCGAACTTGAAGGACGAAGACCCGCCCTGGCCGTGAATGAACCCGACCTTCTCGACATAGGCGTGGCCCGGCAGGTTTCCGATAGGCCAGAGCCTATCGAACTCCATTGCCAAGAGCGCGTAGTTGATCTCGAAGCCCTTGCCGGTGGACTTTACTTCTTCGGGTCGGAGCGCGACCAGAGTGATGCCATCGTATTCGACGATGGCCCCGGTCGAGCCGGGATCGACGCCCAAAATCCTCATGGCTTTGCCTCCACTGTGGCGACGAATCGCTCGCCGCAATTGCAGATGTACGCCCGCCAAAGATTTCCGTCCGGCATCCGCACGAACGGCGACACCTTTGCGTGCGTATGATTTCCAATGATGTTGTCCGCGCGCGGGCAAGCCGGATGCAGTCTGTTGGCGTGAAAGAGAGTCTGAGCTTCTTCGCGGTTCATTTAGTTCTCTCCAAATAGTCCGCGCATTTACGCAAGCGTGTAACTTCGTCTTGGGCATGTCCGATTGTCCGATTGCAAGCACAACACAGTACGCCGCGTACTTTGTTTGTAACGTGATCGTGGTCTACTACAAGGCGCTTAGGTCCGGTCTTTTCAAAAGCGTCACCGCAGGCAGCGCAACAATTATTTTGACTTGAGAGCATGTTCTCAAAATCAGACAGCGAGAGTCCGTATTTTTGTTTAAGGTGCCAAACTCTATATTTGGTCCGGTAGTCATCACCGCGTTCCAATCGCCAACGATTCATGTAATTGGCATGACGCTTTTTATCGCGAAGGCGCCTAGCTACTACGCGATCAGGACGCCGGTTACGCTTTTTATCATGCGCCCGGATTCTAGCCTTGCTTTCTTCTGATCGCCACACCATCATTCTACTTCCTGTAACGGTCCTCGCGCCAGCATTCCACCGAGATCGGGCAGCCCTTCACCCACGGCGGAACCACGCACATGAGTTCCTCGAACTCATCGGCGCTGCCGAAGTCGGGATCGGTTTCGGAGATGATTTCGTCATGCACCGTCAGGATCACGGGGTACTTCGCGATCTCCAGCCGGATCATCGCCTCGGCCATGATGTCGCGCGAGATCGCCTGGACGATATTTTCCGTGAGCATCCCGCCGTAGGTTTGGATCGGACCCCATTTGCCGCCCTTCTTGGAGTCTTTACCCCAATACGTGATCTGGTCTTTCGGACCCCAAGAATGATGAACCTCTTCGATCCTTGGATTGAAATACCAGAGGCGACGGCCATTCGGGAGAATGCAAGTCAGCCATTTGCCGGACTTATCCTTGACCATCTCGAATGCGATGTTGCGGTATGCCGAACGGAAGCCGGTCCTAACACAAGCGACAGCCGCTTCCTCAATCGCGTACCAGAACTGCACCACCTTCGGATGCTTTTTGCGCCAAGCTACTTTCTTCTCATCGACTTCGGAGTCGTTGTATTTATCGGACTTGTCGAACTTGCGCCATGCGTTGACGCCGCCCTGGTATCCGAACGCGAGTTCGCAGGTCTTGCCGACCTGACGTTCCTTTTTGTAGGTGTCCTTGGTCAGACACGGGTAGCCGAAGACCTGCGATGCCGTCGCCAGATAGATGTCCTGCGAACCCCCGTAGCCTTCGCCACGGTCGATCCCGGCGAAGGCGTCGAGTTTCCACTGCTCGCCCGCGACCCATGCGAGCACGCGGGCTTCAATCGCCGAGAAGTCGCCGACGTTCATGACCTTGCCGGAACCGGCCACGAACATTCCGCGCAAAGCCGTGGACAGCGCATTCATGGGATCGCCGTACAGGACTTCCATTGCCGCGATGTCGCCGGTCTTGATGATCTTGATGAGGCGCGACATTCCCAGCCGCGCATTCTTGGTGATGATCTCTTCGTCGCCGCGTGGAAAGTTGTGCGGCTGAGGCCCGCGACCAGCCCACCGGCCAGTGCCAGCGCCGTGGTATTGCAGCAGCCCTCGCACGCGGCCATCACGACAAACCCAATCGAGAAGGCTATCGAGCTTCTTGATCGACGCCAGCGAGAGCATTTGACGGATTTGCAGCACCCGGCGGGCCTCGGGAGTGATCCCTTTATTTTCGAGCGCGATGTCGATGCTGTCGGCCTTCATGTCCGGCATATCGAGTTCGGCGTAATCCAAAAGCCATTGCTTGATGCGCGCCCGTTGCGATCCCTTCGTGACGATACCAGATGTCATCTTCGTGAGTTCGGCGTTGAGCGTCGTCTCGATAGTATTGCAGATCAGCTTCGCGGCGTTGATGGCTTCGAGATCAAGGGCGACGCCACGCTGATTGATAGTCTGGTCGAGCACCCAAAGCTTCTGCTCGGAGTCGGTGAGATCGCCGATGGTAACACCGAGGCCATGCTCGGTGTCTGTGTCACGGACGCAGTAGTCGTAAAGCTCCTGCATCAAGTCGAAGTCGTCGCACCATTCGCTCGTATTGTTCTTGGTGATCTTCTGCGGCGCGCAGAGTTTGCGGATCAGGAATTTGCCGCGCGGGTCTTTCTTAGTTGTGAGATTGAGGGCGTCTCCGACCTGATCCAAGCCAAGAGGCAGCGCCCGATACGCGCAGACGGCCAGTGTGTCTTTCCACCGCCGGGGCATGGGAATGCCCATCTGCTTATTGAGAATGTTGATCCAGATCGCGCGCTCGAATTGCGCGTTGTGCGCCTCGAAGAAGATGACGCCTGAATTGATGAGGTCGATGAGGGCTTGGGGAAACGGAAGATCAGGAGTCCACAGGCCGGTGCGCCCGTTCCCGATTTTATACGACATGCACAAGATGGAAGTCGAAGCATCCTCGGCGTAGCGCCAAGCTCCAACTACAGTTACGTCCAAACGACTACGGGTTTCAAAATCGACCACAACTTTATCGGGAAGAAGCATATACTTCCTCCATTTTTCTAAGCACAGCCTGGGCCAATTGGAGAAGTTCTTGGGGAGAAAGACTCCCCTTCGCCCGGTTGCACCTATTGCAAATCACCCAAACATTGGTGGGGATGTACCCGCGCTTGGAGTCAATCCTGTCCAGTGTTGGAGAATAGTTAGCGATCTTGTCGTCAGCCACTTTCATAGAGACGTGGCAAATTGGGCAATGCGAAGGAATAGGAGTGATGTCGGCGGGGGTCAATCGGTATTCAAGACCGTCTCTTCTGGAGCGTTCTCTAGCCCCTTTCAACATATTGATGTAGGGACGTTCGTGTTGTTGTCGTCTTTTGATAAGCCGCGCTTTTTCAGGAAAGCGCTTGGCCCATTTGTTCCCGCCGCCCTTTTTCCTCATGGCAACACCGGCCACGCGCCGACGACGGTCACGTCAAGACGCGACCTCGTTTCAAAATCGACGACTACCTTGTCCGGCAGAAGCAACGGAGCACCACGGCTAAGTTAGCCGCATATCATTCCCCACGTTTACCATGATGAGATCATACGCCGATGTGAGAGGATGTCAAACGGATTTCGGGGTGGTCGGCCTGACTTGGGACCAAGGCCGCAACGAGTGAGAGCATCTGACGATGCCATCGTTGGCGACCACTCCGAAAATCGTCGGTCGGTCTGACTTGTAACCAGACTGTAAGGTTCGAGACCAGATTATGAATCCGGTCTTCCCTGGCGACTCCCGATAGGGCAGCGGGGCTACCCTACGACTAGCGCCGGGTGCCCCACTGGGGTCCATCGTCCTTTAGGGGCGATGGTTCCCTGTTCA